GCCGACATCCAGCGGCGGCGGCTCCTTGCGCTCGCCGGGTGCCTTGCGGATCGTGCCGTCCTTGCGCTTCTTGCCCTCGCGCGCCACGCGGACCGCCTCGGCGTGGCTCTCCTCCACCATCTGCGCCCAGATCGAGCGCCAGCCGAGCTTCGACTTGCGGTTCTCGCCCGAATAGGCGGCCTGCTCCAGCTCCAGCAGCGTGTTCCACAGCTGCATGCAGCGCCGCCGCCACAGGTCCATGATCTGCGCCTGGCGGGGCGTCGGGTAGATGCGCATCTTCGAGCCGCGCATCATGGTCTCGGGCTCGGCGCTGACCTCAGGGACGAGGAGAGGGAGTGCGTCGTCAGGCATCGCTGTCAGCCCCCGCCCCAGTGACCGCCGCGACCATGCGGCGGATGTCGCCTGCCTTGAGATGCACCTCGACATACTCCTCGTCCGGCCGCTCGAAGCCGGCATGGGCGTTCTGCCCGCGCAGCTCGGCGACGAGGTCGGTGAGGAGACGGAACGGAGCGTCCAGCAGATCGCCCGGCACCCACACCACCAGCTCGTCCGAGCCCACGCGGTCCGCCACCTCCAGCGGCACCGAAATGTCCTTGCCGATGACGAAATAGCCGTCCTTGTGCGCGATGATCTCGGGGCATTGTCCCCAAGGGCATGGCATCACGTCTGGCGCTGTATCGGTCATGTCACTCTCCTTCGCTTTGCGGTTTCGCATGTAGGCCCGCATGCTGACGCGGCGGGTGATGGCGCTGCGTTCCTTGCTGAGCTTGCGCCATTGGGCGAGCAGCTCGTCGATCTCGGCATCGATGGCTGCCACGCGATGGCGCTCCGACGGCTTCATCGGCAGGCTTCGCCATTTCGGATCGGGCCGCCTAAGGCCCATCTGTCTGACAGAAGCAGACCTGCGTGCCGGTCTCCGGCAGCTCGGTGCAGAAGCACGGCACCTTGATGGAGGCGTCACGCCTTGCCTCCCCGAGCGCCTGGCGGATCGCCCAGAACAGGTACAAGAGCGCCACGACGACGATGATCATCAGCACCAGCGCCTGCAGCATGTGCACCAGCTTGGCCAGCATCACTCGACCACCCGGCCGGTGAGGTTGCGCCAGCGCTTGGCGAGCGAGCGCTTCAGACGGGCCAGCCCCCAGCGGCGGCTTGTCTTGATCAGGTGGTGTTCGCCGCCATTGGCCTTGATCGCCTCGATGACGTCCAGCCGGCAGAGATGTCCGACCGCCGTGCCGCCTGGCTTGCGCTTGCCCTGCACCGTGGCGAACACGGCGTCGGACATGTAGGAATTGTCGGGATGGACGCTGCGATAGACCAGCGGCCGGGTCAGGCGCAGCGTGCCGCCGAGCATATGCGCGCCCTTGGCCAGATAGCTGTCGGCGGCGCGCTTGTAAGCCAGCTTGCGGTGCGGACGCATCAGCTGGCAGGCGGCGCGGCGGAACATCATCGCGCTGGTCGATGTCCAGTGCCAGCCCCGCTTGTGCGGCGGGATATAGAACATCCGGTCCGAGGGCATGTCCGGCAGAGGCACATAGCCGCTGCGCCGGTCCTTTTTCAGGAAGCGCAGCGGCAGCGGGCTGTAGATGCCGGTGATCTGCTCGTCGTTGCGCAGCACGATCTGGTCGGCGCAGGCGATCGGGCAATAGACCGTCTCGTTGAGATGGGCATCGAGCATGTCGGCCATGAAGGTCTGGTCATAGCGGTCGTCCGGATCGAGCAGGCAGACGAACTCGCCATAGCTCACGTCCAGCCCGTGATAGAAGGCCGGGATCTGGCCGGTATTGTCCTCCTGGACGAACAGCCGGATCCGGGGCGAATCGATGCGCTGCAGGATCGCCTGCAGCCGCCTGAGATGATCGGCGTCCGAGGCGTCGTCGATCACCACGCATTCCCAGTTCGGATGGGTCTGATCGAGCACCGACAGCAGCGCATCCTCGATATGGTCGGAATAGTTGTGATGCGTGACCACGACCGAGACCAGCGGCTCATGCCACCGGTTCCGGTCGAGCCGGGGCCGCTCAGGCGAGGGGACGGATACGAGCATGGCGATCTCCCTTGAATGGATGTGACAAGACAGGGGCGATGAGCGCGGCGCGGACCATGGTGGCGGCCCAGTGGGTGGCGATGGCCAGGGTGACGGCGGCGACCACGCCGGTGGCGGAACGGTGGCGGCACACGCCCTTCTCGACGAGCCGGTCGGCGATCTCGATGCGATAGATCTCGATGGTGCGCGGCGACAGCTTGAGCGTGTTGGCGATCTGCTTGCTGCATCGTCCATCGGCGAGCAGCAGCACCACGTCAAACTGGCGTGGCGTGAGCCCGAGGCTGTCCCGGATTTCCACCGGAACGAGGCGGGGATCGAACACGCTTTGGATATGACGAAGGCTCATGCGGAGGTCCTTCAGCAGGTGAGGAGGTGCCGGGCGTGATCGGATTTCACGGGAGGGTATCCGCCTACGGCAGCGCCACCGGACCGCATCCGATCTTTCTTGTCGTTGGACCGCCCGGCTGGCCCATTGCCAGTTCCCGGTGGCTTCGTGCTGGAGATGGCCGGATTTGACGGGCAAGAACCGCCCCCGCCTAGGCCGCATCCGGCCTTTCGTCAGTGGGACGCTCCAGTGCGCCCGCTGGTGTAATCCCAGGCGGGGATTCCGAAATATCCTCGCCGCGCCACCGTCCGGACTGGCCGGAGATGGTGCACAGCGCGATGACGAGGGAGAGCTGGAACAGCACCAGCGCCGCGCCGATCATCCACAGCGCCAGGCTCGCCTCGTCATAGGCGGCGGGCTGTGCGGCAAGAGGCTGGCTGACGAATTCGACGGCGGCGGCGTTGAGGCTCATGTCCCCCTCCCGAAACAGACCGGGGCGGCGTGCCCCCATAAGTCGCCCGCCGCCCCTCCCCTTGCGGGGATTGCTACTCGGCAGCCCCGTCGCCGCCATCCGAGCCGCCCGAGGACGCGCCGACAGGGCCGCCGGTGGGATTGGCGTCGGTGGCTCCGTCCGTGCTGCGCCAGCAGTAGGCCGCCACCGCCGTCGGCAGGAAATCGGCATTGCAGCCGCCCGCCCGGGCGATGGCGTCGTAGCTGGCCTTGCCCGCCGCGACATTGGCGCGGACCTGGGCGTCCACCTCGGCCTGCGTGGTGTCCGGAGACAGCACCACCGCCGCGCTGTGGGCGATGGGGGAGAATTTCTCGCCCTCGGCCGACAGCGCCGGAGCGGCGGCCAGCACGGTGGCGAGAACGGATGCGAGCATGATCGATTTCATCAAAATCCCTCCAATGAATGCCGTTGCGACAATGCCCTCCCCCAACGCAATGGGTGGCCCAGGCATGGGGAGGGAAGGGCGCCTGGGCCACTTTCGGGGACGATCCGACCCCGCGATCCAAGATGGACCGGGTCGTCCCGATCACCCGGCGGACGGGTTGCCAAGCCCGCCGGGGAAACTCGTGAGGTCGGCTCCAGGCTGTCGACGGGCGTCGAGGCCTAGAGCCTTCCCACTCCCCGCGCGCCTTTATGGGGTCGCCGGGGCGTCGCTGGCAGCGCACTCGCGCTCACTCGCAGCCTGGAAGCTGCGCGCGTCGTGCACTCGCCTGTCTGTGTCTGTGGATCTGATCGCTGCAATGCACATGATGTGCACAAATTGAGTAAAATACGAAAATTGCAGATCACGCAAGGTAATTTTTGTGCACTCGACTGTGCACGATCCGTGTGAGGGGAACTACCTAAGTTTGCCGCATGGTTCGCCATTCGTTCCCATGGCATCATGCCGGCATGGCACATACGGGATATTCCGGAGCCAGCGTTGCGGTGCCGCGCGATGCCGCGACGCTCGACCTCTGGCGCGCCGCGCTGGACGTCTACCGCCGGGTGGAGCGCTCGCGGCCGAAGGTGGCCCATCCGCAGAACGCCCATGCCGCCGCCACCGGCGCGGTCATGCAGCGCGCTCCGGAGCTGGACTGGTGGGCGGCATCACGCATCGCCACCGACGCCGTGGCGTCGTGCTCAACCCGGCACACCGAGTGGATGTGGCAGACGCGCGAGGATGCCGAACCGCCGGAGTGGTGGTGAGAGCGCATTTCCGAGGCGCTCCCGGCCCGAAGCGCTCCCGGGTTCGCTCGAACCTGAGAGCCGTATTTTTGATATTCGTGAGCCTCTAAATAATCCACATACTGTTATTTACACTAATGACGACACAACATCTTGTGCCAAGCTTCGTTTACACCGAAGTGTGCTATCCGAAAATGCGTAGCAAAAACAGATAGTTGCGTTTTCATGTCGGGTTCAGCGAACCTGCGAACTTCGGGTTCGAACCTAAAAGAAAAGCGCCCCGTTTCGAGCGGAGCGCCGGTCAGGTTCGGCATGGGCGGTTAGCTCAGCGGTAGAGCGCCTGCTTTACACGCAGGATGTCGGGGGTTCGATCCCCTCACCGCCCACCATCGCCGGCAGGAGAACCGGGTGTGTCCAAAGCCCCCGATCGTTGACCTCCCAACCGTATTTGCACAAGCAGTCGGTGAACGACCAGCCGTCAATTACCCAGACGTCTCTTATTCCCGTTCCAGCGCAGCAGCGACAATCAGCACGCGCCTTTTCCTGATTGCTCAAGTCAGGCCATTCTGAGGACATGGGGCCTTTCTCCATCATCCGGCTTTCCTCTTCAGCTTCAGGTCGATCACATTGGCTGGCCCGGTGAGATAGCCGCGCCGGTATTTCGCATAGATGGTCTCGGTGGTGCGGATGTCCTTATGCCCGAGCATCTTCTGAATTTTACGCATATCGATACTTTCGTCCGCCAGCCATGTCGCCACGGAGTGACGCAGCAGATGCGAGAGCGCGCCGTTGCGCTGCACGCCAGCATTGCGGAACGCGGTCTCCAGCGCCTTGCGGATGTTCTTCACCTTGCCCCCATTCCACTCGATCACCCAGGGCGTGCGGGCGACGTCGCGGGCCTCGATCAGCGCCAGGCGCAGCACGGTGCCGAACTCCACGATGGAGCGCCCCTTGCGGCCGGCCTTGTCGAGAATGCCCTTGGGGCCGGACAGGCGGAAATCGATCATGCCGCGCTCGAAGTCCACCCGGTCCCAGGTCAGGTCGAGGATGGCGCTCATCCGCGCGGCGGTGCCGGCGGCGAGCAGCACGAACAGCCGGACATGGCCGTAGCTGCATGCGTTCAGCAGCTTCTCGAAATCGCCTTCATCCATGACGATGTCGCGCGGCGCACCCTTCTGCGGCAGCCAGACATAGGGGCGCTTCTCGATCAGCCCCCGGTCGTGCGCCCATTTGATCGCGGTGCGCAGATAGGTGAGATAGGACCAGATCGTGTCGCGCGACCGGCCGGCGCGCTCGCATTCGACGGCGAACTGATGGGCGTAGGTGCGCCGTTCGCCGTCCACCATCACCGGCGCGGTGAGGTCGCCTGGAAACAGCGCCCCGAACTTGGGCTCCAGCGCGCGCCAGCTATAGATCTGGTTGTCAACATTCTTGCCTTCCTTGCGCCGGTCCTGGATGTAGCGCTCGAAGATCTCGCCGATGGTGAGATCCCCGCCGGCGAGCGCATCGGCCGCTTCCTTGTTCGCGATGAAGCGGTTCAGTTCGGCGATGGCCTCCGCCTCTGGGCGGCCAACCTGTACCGAAAGCCTGAAGCGCTTGCGGCTTTTGGCTCCGGTGTCGTCGTCGATCTCTCGCCAGACGACGCAGTATTCTCCTTTGAGGGTGCCGAGCTGGTAGTCTCCGATGCGTCTGCCCATGCCTTTGCCTCTCTGCCTCTGATGCGGATCAGCCGTTCGCCGAATCGCAGGGCTCTCAATTTGCCCGCCGCCACCTGCTTTTGGACAAAACTCGAAGAGCAGCGGAAAACCTGTGCAATCTCACCGATGGTGTAGGGGTGCTCATCGACCAGATCGGCCAGGCTGACGAAGGCTTTCGCCGGTGCCGGCGGCTTGACATGCTCGTTCATACGCAACTCCAGATCACTTTCCGAAAACCATGGCGACGGCCGAGGCGGCCAGCAGGATCGCCAGATAGGCGAGCAGCAGACAGACGCCGGCGAAGGGCAGCCAGCCCAGCATGACGGCGATGCCGGGCGCCGAGAACAGCGGGATGCCGAGCAGATAGGCGAACAGCACGCCGGGGCAGATCCAGCAGATGACGCCGATCACCACGGCGCCGACGATGAGGCAGGCGTCACCGATCATGGACGGGCTCCCTCGCCTTCACGGCCTTGGCAACGGCATCCGCCGCGCGCATCCACGCCTTGCGGTTCGCGGGGTCGAGCTTGTCCCAGAGGAGGCCTGCGCCGGCCGTGGCGGCTTCGAAGGCGATCTGCGCAAGGGGCTTGTCGCTCATGCGGCCTCCAGCACGCTCTGGACCACAGGATATGCAATCGTCAGATGGAGGCCCGGCGTCTGCCCAATCTCTGCGATCCTTTTGCCCGCGGTCATACTCGTGACCTGGCTATCATCGTCCCACACGCCGGCAGAGGTGATGGCATCCAGAACGGCGCGTGCGAGCTTATCGACGTCCGGCTTCTTTATCGCTGGCGGCGTCGAGCGTTTCGGAGCGCTCTTGGGACGCGGCATCACGAATTCCATGCCGACATAGACCGGGCCGTGGAAGCGCTCGAACGGCACCCCATCGGCCGTGAGCAGCGCGGAGCGGATGTCCGAGCGCCACGGCTTCACATTCTTGCAGTTCTCCACCATCCGGCCGCCGCCGACATGGCGCTTGGAGCCCTGCGGAGCCGGATGGCCGGGGATGAAGACGGCGATCGTCATTCCGGCCTCCCCTTGCAGGACGGGCAGCCCACCGCCGGCCAGTCCAGCCAGACATCGGTGGCGTACCAGCCTTTCGGGCTGGGCTCGTCGGCGCGCACATAGGACATGCGGTCGCCGCCATTGAGCTTGATCGAGCGGGCCACATGGCAGGCCTCGTGGCGGAAGAACACATCCGGCCCGCGATCGTCGGGGACGATCATGCCGTAGCCGGAGGCGCTGTAGAACTTCAACACGCCGGTGCGGATCATCAGAACACCGCCCTCGCCAGCGCTTCGTAAGCCCTGGCCGTGTCGCCGGACACCGCCGCAATCTGGCTGTCGCGCTTGATGGCCAGGATCAGCGCCTTGGCGAGCTGGCGGATGTCCGGGGCATCGTCGGCCGAGGCCGCCGGCGGCGCGAGCGCGGCCACGACCGCCATCCTGGCCAGGATCGCCTCGGCGATGCGCTGGTCATGCAGCGCGCCGTCGCGCTCCACCTGGTCGAGCACGGCGCCGGCGAGGGATTGGGCCAGGGTGAGGGAGGGGGTCATGCGCGCATGAACTCCCTGCTAACGCTTTCGGGAATGCCGTAGCGCTCCTCGACACGCGCAAACAAATTCAACTGAGCCCGCTTGCCGTCGATATAGGCCTGCACTTCGCGCCGCAAATCGTTCAGCGCATCCTGCGCGCCGTCCGGCATCAGCGGCGCGTTGCCGTCCTCGTTGTACTGCTCGAACGGCAAATGGGGTGTGTTGAAGCAGAACGGCGACGTGCACCCCTCCAGCGCGGCCTGGCAGACCAGCACCGCGCCCTCGACGCCTGTGCCCTCGGAATGGCTCCAGGACACCCCGGTGACGCGCAGGCTGTCGGGATAGAGGTTGCTTGGCCATTCCAGGATCTCCCGTACCGAGGGGCACAGCGCGTCGAACGCCGCCTGCAGGTCGGGGTGGAAGCCGTCGAGCGATTTCAGCGTCATCTTGCGCTCGACGTCGTTCTCCATGCCCTCCAGCTCGACATGGAGCTGGCCGTCTTTCACCTTCGCTTTCGCGATACGCACTTCACTGGTCATCAGAAGGGCCCGTTGCTCACTGGTTCATCTCCGATTCCATGCGCTCGCCCTCTTCCTGGTAGCCCTCGCGCCAGGCCTCGGCCCAGCTCTTGTAGCGGGCGTATTGCTTGGGCACGGTCTCGTAGGGCAAGCCCTTGCGGCAGGCCTCCCGCCCGGCCTGGCGCGCCTCGGCGATCGGGTCCGCCTCCTGGGGAGCACCCCCGGCATCCGGTTCTGCGGCGGATGCCGGGGGCTCGCCAGCCACCGTGCCCTGGGCTGGCGTCTGCGCGGCGGCAGTGGAGCGCTCCGCCGCGAAGTCCGTGTCATTGTCGGGTGCATCCTCGGCCGCGAAATCGGCCAGGCGGGCATTGATGGTGCGCGGCGTCTCAATTGGCCTCAGATGGCGCACGGGCTGATCGGCGCGCGGGGCGAAGTCGGCGGCGTTCTCCATCGCCAGCGCTTCCGACAGCTCCGGCGACTGCGGGACACGCTTCAGCAGCCGGCGAAGGACCGTCTTTTTGCACATCTCGCCTTCATCGGTCGCCCATGGCGTAGACTTGATCTTGCCTGCCTTGAAAGCCTTCCAGCCATCGGACCGATCGCGGATGAGATAGAGGTCCTCCATGCCGAGGTCTTCGAAATCCTTGGTGCCATCCTTGTAGATGACGACGGCGTAATAGCAGTACGGCTTGCCGCGTGGCTTCCGATGATCGATCCGGTGTTCCAGGCGCTGCTCGGTGCCTCTCTCAGCCAGGAAATGATCGTTGTCACGGACCTCGCCGGGATAGATATTGGCGATCTCCCCGGTTTGGCGGGCCAGCTTGATGATGCCGCGATAGCCGCAACGCAGTTCCGGCTCCTTGCGACCCGCCTTGTTGTTCCAGACCGGAACAATGTAGGCTTCGCCCAGTTGCGGATCGAGCAGCAGACCGAGCGCGGCCGCCTTGGACACCTCGCGAAAGGTGAGGCGGGGCTCGTATTGCAGCATCTCCGGCTTCTGCATGAACAAGTTCACCAGATTGCGCTTGAAGCGCGTCGGGCTGACATGCTCCGGCAGCGCGCTCCAAAGGTCGGCCTCGCGCTGCTCATCGCCGATCACCTGCAGGGTGTAGCTCTCAACCGGTGACATCTGGCGGCTGGTTGCGGGTACGGTCATCTCGCTTCCCTTCGACAATGGCCCGGATCCGGGCCTCGTGTTTCTCCAGCCAGCGCAGCGTCTGCAGAACGGCGAACAGCCGTGGCAGGCGAGCGCTGGCCATGTCTGGCATCAGGGCGCCGCTCTTGACGCCCTCCCCCGTCCGGCCGATCAGCTGCTCGATCTCGGCGATCTGCTCGGCCAGCGGGATCTTCGTCATGCCGCGGCCCTAATCTGGCCAATTTCGGCTCAGTGCTTCCTGTGCAAAGCAACCCAAACGCTGTTGGTCACCCGAGTGCCCGGGCATTGTCCGCTCAAGCTCTAACGAGGCCCGGAAGTCGCAATTTCGCGAGCAGACCCACCCGCCGTAGAAGTTGCTCTTGCACTGATCTCCGGTGACAGGGTGATAGGCGTAGCCGCCATTGGCGTAGGGGCTGCCTTTCAAGACACCGCCACAGCCCCGGCAAACCGCCACCTCTTCGCTCATGCCGCAATCTCCTCTGCCTCGACGCGCTGGACGTCCAGCACGCGATAGGTGGTCTCCTTCACCGCATAGGCGCCGCGAATGCGGGTGGGATATCTGATCTTCCAGCCCGGCAGCGTGGCGGCGGCCGCATCGCCCATCTTGGCCGCAATCTCGGCCTTGACGGCTTTCAGCTCCTTCTCGGCATGCCGGCCCATGGTGGAGAGCACGTCATAGCGCTCCAAGAGCTCGGGCACCCGGTTGTCGCCGGTCAGGTCGATGGTGGCGCCGTTGTCGCGCGGGCTGAGCGCCTTGATGATGTCGGCGTCGCGGGTAAAGTCCGGCCGAGGCTGGCGGCCGGCGGCGACGTCCTGCCAGAAGCTGCGCACCGCCTGGAGGATGCGCGCCTCGGCACCGGTATTGCGCTCGAACTCAAGCACCGCGCCGTCCAGGCCATAGGTCGAGACCGCCAGGACGCCGATCACGCCCCAGGAGACCTGCGACAGCATCACCTCCTGCGCGGTCTGCAGGATGTAGCCCATCGGCGCGCCATCGGCCCATTTCTCCCGGTATTCCGGGAGGGCCACGACCTTGCACTGCAGCACGCCGGGTCCGCGCTCGGGACAATGCACCCAATAATCGGGCGTTGCGCCGACGCGGGCGTCGGGGGCGTGCAGATAGTGGGTGTTCTTCACCACGCGCCAGTCCGGCCGCCGGCGGCGGACGAACTCGGCGACGGCGGGCTCCATGATGTGGCCACGCTCCAGGATCGCGCCGCTGGGCGGCGCGAGGTCGGCAAGGCCCGCCTTCCTGGCATAGAGCGAAAGCAGCGTCTCCTGGGCGTGGTGGCCGAACAGGGCGGCGACCTCGGAGGCGTTGATGTTGGGCCGGCGCGCGGCCAGCCAGGACGCCTCGTCGGCGATGGGGGTGCGGATGACCTCAGCCACGGTTCACCTCCTTGGGGTCATAAGCGAATTTGCTGTCACCTTCCGTGGCCAGCAGCGCTGCCGCCGCGGCCAGGTCGACGCAGGCCTGCCATATGCGGCGAGCAGGAAGACCATCCTGGTGCAGCTTCATCGCTGCCGCGACATTGACGTAGCACTGCTCGACCCGAGCCATCTGCCCATCGCTGACCGGCGGCTTGCCGGGGTTGAGATGGACGTCGGCGAGGCGGATGCCGGCCGCCATCATGGTGTCGATGACGAAACGGCCCAGCGGCTCGTTGAGATTGGCCATCTCGCGCGCTGTTTCCCGGTCCTCAGTCATCGCCATTGCCCTCCTCGCCGATCGCCTCCAGCGCGCCGCGCGCGACCTTCCCGGCGTCGCGGTCGATCGCGGATTTGGACTGCCCCCGGCGCGGGGCGTAATTGTCGGGGTCGGCATAGAATTCGAGGGCGGTGACGGTGGATTCGAGCGCCTCGCGCTGAGCATCGGCCTTCGTGCCGGCTTCGGCCTTGCGGCTTTGCGCGATGCGCGCCATCAGCATTTCGCGACCGAGCTCGTACTGCAGGAAGTCGACGAGCTTGTCCGGCCCCTCGATCTGGCGGAAGGTGAACAGCGCTTCCAGCAAGGCCTCCAGGGCCTCGTTTGTCGGCCAGGGCATGGGTTACCTCGTGATGATGAGCAGGACGGACGCGCCGAGGAAGCCGCCCCAGCCGAGGCCGGCGGTGCCCCAGGCCACGGAAAGCGACCCCATGATCCGGCGGTAGCGGTCCTCGAACCATTGGGCGGTGCGCCGGCGCAGGATGGCGGCGGCCATGGCCAGCCCGCAGCGCAGGCAGAAGACGGCCTGGCCGATCAGCCTCAGCACGTCCTCAAGACCGTCGTCGGTGGGGGCATCCGGCGCCGGCGCGGCGGGCGGCGCGATCAGCACCGGCCGGCCATAGGCGATGGCGGGAAGCGTCATGCCGCCCTCCGATAGCCGCCGGTGAAATGCTCCACCGTCTCGTCCTCGGCCTGGACCCACATCGCGTCGCGGTGATGGGCGTTCAGAAATGCCTCGGCCGCCTCGCGCTCGGCGCCGCGCAGCTGGCGCCAGATGCCGTTCTCGCCCAGCTCGACGCAGACGATGTGGGCGTCGAAATCGGCGGCCGCCCCGATATCGGGTTCGGCGGGGTAATAGGCGGCGGGCTGGAAATGGACGCGGACCTCACACGAATACGCACTGTCCGGATCGTCGGGCGCAAAGATCAGCCCGTCAGCCGACGGCTGGCAAAGACATGGGGTTTCAAACATGGACATCCCCGAAAGGACCGGCCGCGTCAGCAGGGGATGACACGGCCGGCTGAGTGGAAGGGGGACCGGCAGGTGGGTATCGCCGCCGGCGCAGCGTGCTTTAGTGCACGCTACGTGCATATAAAAACCGGATTACGGAGGGGAGGTCAAGCAGAAAGTGCACAATATGTGCATTAGCCGATCAGCGGCGCTTCATGCTGGCGAAATGGCCGATCACGGCGGCGATCTTCAGGCAGGCGCCCTGGGCCGGGATCTCGATGGGCTGGTAGGACGGATTAAGGGCGCTGAGGCGGAACGGAACGCCCGGCGCATAGCTGCGCGCCGACTCATAGATCCGGAACAGCGGCGTCTCGAAGCCCTGGATATGGGCCAGCACGAAGTCGCCCGGCTCGATGGTTTCAGCGCCGTCGGCAAACAGAAACGTCCCGGGATGATAGCCCATGCCGTCGCGCCCGACCATTGACTGATCGCGTCCAGGTATTTCCCAGGCAAATTGCGACTGGCCGGCGGGCACGACTACCGGCACGGGTATTTTATCACCCGACATTCTGGTCAGGTCCCCCGTCCAACTATCCAACTGTTGTAATGTGCCCGTCGACAATATGACAATATGTCGGAATGAAACATTATGCGAAGAATTTAATTCAACCAATTCAGCGGTTTGGTTAATCGAATGCTGCCGTGCCCGCAAATCGCCTTCCGTCTGCCCTGAATCGCCGTTCGCCCTATAGGCATCGGCGCCGTCGCCGAAGCGCAGGAAAGCGCGGCTGACGCCGTACAGATCGGCGTAATCCGCGATGTCCTCATCGCTTGGGGTTCGCTCATCGGCCAGGTGGGAGAAGAACGTGCGCGTGGCGACGCCGCGCCGCTTCTTGCGCTCGCGGATCTCGCGAAGCCGCGCCTGCGCCAGCTTCGCCGTCAGTCCGGCGCGCTCCTGGGCGAAGCGAAGCCGCTTCCCGATCGTGTCAAGGTCATTTGCCATGCACATTTTGTACACCTCTTTCACGGCATTGTCATGACCCCTGCAAAATGTGACGGCTGAGCCTGCGCTTTGCCGCCTGGGCGGCCTTGCGGCAAGTGCACGAAATGCGCATTGATGTGGTGCTCATTTTGTGCATTATCAGTCGTATGATCGATGAATCCCCCTCCCATGCCGCCCTCCTGTCCCTATGGAAATGGCACAGCCAGCTGGCGGCCGATATGGATGTGCCGAAATGGCGTGCGCGGCAATGGCGTGCGCGCGGCAGCATCCCACCGAAATACTGGCCGCGCTTCATCACGGCGATGCGCGAGCGCTTCGGCCGCGAGGTGAGCGCCGACGAGCTGCTCGCCGGCTATAACGATGCGGCCCTCCCGGCCTCGCAGGACAGCGAGGCGGCCTGATGCGGGGCATGCAGTGGGAAGAGGCGCAGGTCGAGGCGCTGAAGGAACACTGGGCCGCCGGGCGCAGCGGCAGCGAGATCGCGGCGCTTCTCAACGGTCGTTTCGGCGCCGACCTGACGCGCAACGCCGTGATCGGCAAGCTCGGCCGTCTCGGGCTGCTCAAGCAGCTGTCCAGGGACCAGGTCGACAAGCGCCGCAGCGCCCATGCAAAGCGCATCGTCGCGGCCAGTCCCGCCGCCCAGCGCCCGGTCAAGCCCAATCGGCACACATTGCTGTTTGCCCGGCCATTTGCACCAGCGCCGGCGCCAGAACGGCCACCGACGCCGCCGGCATCGGGCCCCGCACCCGATGCCGCGCCGATCACCATCATGCAGCTGGACCGGCACCGGTGCAAATGGCCGGAGGAGCGCGACGAGTATGGCGAGCAGCTGTATTGCGGCGCCCCGGTCGGCGAGACGGATCGGCGCCGCCGCTATTGCGACCACCACCACAGCCGCGAGTGCGGGCGCGGCTGATCGCCGAACAGCTTTGGACACAACGTGAGAGTCCGATGAAAGGCATCGCCTGCGCCTTCGAGGGCCGCCTGGGACGCGACGCGGAGCTGAAGAGCACCGCCGCCGGCCGGCAGTTCCTCGCCTTCTCCGTGATCGTCGGCGAGGACGAGGAAGCGCAGTGGCTGAACGTCTCGGCCTGGTCCGACCACCTCACCGACCTGGCGCCGAGCCTCGTCAAGGGCGTCGAGGTCTATGTCGAGGGCAAGATGAAGATGCGCCACTGGACCGGGCCGGACGGCGCCGAGAAGACCGGCCTGCAGGTCTCGGCCTCGGTGGTGCAGCCGATGGCGCTGATCGGGCGGTCAAAGCCCAAGGCGCCGAGAGCGGGCAGGAAGGCCAAGGTGGACAGCCAGGCGCCGATGCAATTCGCCGACGGCACCGATGCCGGCCGCGGTGATGAACTGCCAATTTAGCGAGTCCCCATGCACGATGTCGCCGAGCTCGGTACCGAGACTGCCTTTCCGAGCCTGGAGGACTTCAGCCGTGCCGAACGCGTGCTGCACGACGCCATGTCCCGGCTGCGCAGGACCCCGCTCGACAAGGTGCAGGCGTTCCTCGAACGCGAATGGGGCAGGCTCGAACAGCCCATCGCGCAAGGGCTGCTGAACTACCCGCAGGTCTACGCCCATCTTCTGAATGCCACCGCCGACAAGCCCTCGCACCGCGCCGTGGTAGAGAGCCTGTTCCGCGCGCCCTTCGTGCCGCCGACGGTCATCGATGCCGCCCGATTCCGCGAGCATGAGCCGCCGCCGCGCAAATGGCTGGTCGAGGGCTGGATCCCGGCGAACGACTGCACGCTGATCGGCGCCGACGGCGGCACCGGCAAGACCACCATCGGGCTGCAACTCGCCCATGCGATGGAAACGCAAGGCCTGTGGCTGGGCATGGAGGTGATGGCCGGGCCGGTGCTCTACCTCACCGCGGAGGAGCCGGAGGCAGAGATGCATTTCCGCTATCGCGCCATTGCCGCGCCATCCTGCAACAGCCCCGCCGAGCCCCTGCACATCGTCTCGCTGGCCGATTACGAAGAGACCGCGCTCATCACCCTGGCCGACGGCAAGCCGCAGGCCACCGACCTGCTCGGCTGGCTGGAGGACCGTGCACGCCAGATGCGCGCCAGGCTGATCATCCTCGATGCCGTCGCCGACATCTGCGCCATCAACGAGAGCGACCGCAACCAGGTGCGCCGCGCCGTCGCCATCCTGCGCGGCATGGCCATCCGGCTCGACTGCGCCATCGTGCTGATGGCCCATCCCTCCGTCGACGGCATCAAGACCGGCCGCGGCTATTCCGGCTCCACCCATTGGAACAACGCCGTGCGCTCGCGGATGTATTTCACCACGCCCGCCTCCGAGGCCGGTGAGGAGCTGGACCAGGATGCGCGCCTGCTGTCGCTGGAGAAGGCGAACCGCGCCCGCAAGGGGCAGAAGCTGACGCTGCGCTGGCAGGACGGCCGCTTCGTGGTCGACGAGACCAATGCCGTCGAGGACCGCGCCGCGCTGGTGCGGGCCAAGGAGACCTTCGTCAGCCTGTTCAAGACGCTGAAGGCGCAAGGCCGCGGCGAGCGGCTCGGGGTGAATCCGCGCGGTGGCAACTACGCGCCGCGCATGTTCGAAAAACTGCCCGATGCCGGCGGCATCAAAGCGAAAATGTTCGAGAAAGCCATGGAGGAACTGTTCAGCGAAAGCATCATCAAGCTTGTCTCGGTCGGCCCGGTGTCGCGGCGCATCGAATACATCGCCCTCAACACGGAAATCTTTATCTGAGGTTACGGCACGCTATGGCAGCCCTCTCGCTTCACGGTCCTTCACGGTTCTTCACGGTCCTACATATAGTATTCACGGTTCTTCACAGTACCATATATATGGGCTTCACGGTTCTTCACGGTTCCGATGCGTCGCGGAGAAAAGCGAGGAAAACCAACCTTCACGGTCCCTTCACGGTTCTTCGCGGTTGGGTGTTCACAGTCCCCCCCGTACCCCCCCTGCGCACGCACGTGCGCGCGAGGGGCTGCGCTGGAGCTTCGCCCCTGGCGCGACGGCGGCGCAAAGCCGACCGGGAATACTTGGACGGGAGGAGTGCTTGATGCGAATCGCCTCGCGCCGTCCCGGCCGCAAGCGCAAAGCCCCCCGCATCACGCTGCCGGGCTATGAAGGCCCCACGCCCGAGCACGCTGCCCATGTGGTCGCCGCCGGCATGGCGCTGGCGGTGGAGGCCTACCGCACCGATGCGGGCGAGGAGACCCAGCTCAAGCGCCAGCGCATCGTCAGCCCGCTGGAGCAGCTCTGGAAGGCCGGCGTCCTCGACAGCGGCCAGTATGGGGCTGCCAGGCGCTACCAGCGCGACGCCGACATGGCCGCGCTGGTCGGCCCGCATGCCTGCGTGCGCTATGAGCCGCGCATGATCGATGGCGGGACGGCGCGCTTTCTGCTGCCGATCGAGGCGGCGACCGACTATCTGAGCCGGCTGGCGGCCGCACAGATGGGGTGCGGCCCCAGGCGCCGGCGCATGCTCGACTGGATCGCGGATGAGCCCTGCGGCTGGCGCCAGCAGGCAACAGGCTGGTTTCCGGATGCCTCCGAGCTGTGGGCGCGCGCGTCCTTCAAGCGCCTGCTGCGTGCGACCTGTTCGATCCTGGAGGCGCACTACAAGCGCAGGGCTTGACGGAAATGAACGCTTAACGTAGCAATTAATGCACGGTCAGGAACTGTTTCCGCCATCGAAAGCCGTGCGCAGGCAACAAAAAACCCCGGCTCATCACCGGGGTTTTGTTATGTCAGTCGTTCGCCGCCCTGGCCTTCATGCCGCGCGTTTTGCGGCCGTCCATCTTCGCCATGATCGCCGGCTGATGGGCGATGGCCTTCGGCTTGGCCTTGCGCGCCGCCTTGGGCTTGCCGATCACCGTCAACGGCTGCGGCTGGACGGATGCCTCGACCGCGACGAGTTCGATGGTCGGCACTTCGGGCCTGGCCGCCGGCGCAAAGCCATAGGCCAGGAAGAAGAACCCGCCGAGCTGCAGGGCCAGCGGGAACAACAGCGGCTGGTAGAGCGCAACCGTGGCCTCGCTGAAGCCCGTGGCGGCAGCCAGCCGCCGGGACATCGGGTCTTCGACCTTCGGAGCCGGGATGGCGGCGAGCGCTTCCCGGGCATCCGTCACGGCGGCTTCCGCCTTGCGGCAGAGCGGACCGCGCTTCTTGCATTCATCGTCGCGGCTCTTGCGCGCCGCGTCGTAGGCCTCCCTGGCCAGCGCCAGGCGGGTATTGTGCCCACGGTTGCCGGCGACATCGCCATCCGCCTTGGCGCCGACGCGGCCGACGCTGGTGGAGAAGCTGAACGCCAGCATGACGACGAAGAACAGCCCGAGGCCTGCGGCCTTGAGCCAGTAGCCTTTCGCCAGCGCCCTCTCCGCGATGGGCAGGGCGATGGCGGCGGCCAGCGTTGCGCCGACGGCGCCGAGAACCAGGGTGCTGAGCCAGCCCTCGCTATGGGCGAGGTGCTCGGCGTTCAGGCCGGTTTCGGCCGCAACCAGCGGGATCGCCGCGACGATGGCGACGACCTTGTCGAGCGCCGACGGGGATTGCCGCCGGCGGGGCGTGCTGATAGTGCTGGTCATGTGATTGGATTCCTTGACAGGGGTTGGTCACAGGACCCAGCCCGATGATTTCCAGGTCGCGGGCTGGGTTTGTCGTTTGGGAGAGTGCGGGGCTTTTGCCTCCCCTTCCGCTGGGACCCCGCTCGCCATATTGGGCTGGGTATCATCGCGGAAGGTTCGCATCCGATAGCGCGAATATATTAGGGCCAAGTGGCCCTGTCAACAGCGCGATACAGCCCCTTGTGGATTATTTTTGGCCCTGTATATTGGCGGCATGGACATGTCGCCGGAAAAACTTGCGGAAACGCTGAAAAGCCTTGGCCTGGAGCAGAAGCGCTTCGCGCGCTGGCTCGGGCTGAACGAAAGATCGCTGCGCCGCTATACACAGCGCGAGGGCACGCCTGGCTCGCGGAAGGTTCCGCCGTCCATGGCGCTGCTGGTGACGCTGCTGGAGAAGCGGCCCGAGCTTGTCCCCGTCATCGAGGACATTGCCGAGAAGGATTGAGAAGTGAGCGAAGTTGCCGGCTTTGGCGGACTGACGAAGCTCGATGTCCCAGTCGATAAGGTTTTGGACGGTGCGGCCTCTGCGACGCTGGAGGCCGTTTTCGTGCTGGGGCGCGACGCGGATGGAACGCTTTACGCGGCCTCCAGCGTCGCGGACATGGGCGATGTCCTCATCATGATCGAAGAGTGGAAGCACGAATTGTTCTCCGGCGGGTACAAGTGAACTTGACCCCGAAGCAGGAGAAATTCTGCCTCGTCTACCTGGAAACGGGAAATGCCAGCGAGGCGTATCGGCAAGCGTACAACACCGTTCGCCTCAGTGAGGCCGCGATAGCGGTTGAGGCAAGCCGACTGTTGGATCACCCTAAGATCGCCCTTAGGCTCGCAGAGCAGCGCCAGGCCACCCAGCAGCGCCACGACATCACCGTCGACAGGATCGTCCGCGAACTGGCGCTGATCGGCTTTGCCAACATGCTGGACTATGTGACGCCGCAGTCCGACGGCACGGTCTATGTCGATCTGTCCAAGCTCACCCGCGAGCAGGCGGCCGCCATCGGCGAGGTGACGGTCGAGGAATACATGGAGGGCCGCGGCGAGGACGCGCGCCCCGTGAAGAGGGTCAAGTTCAAGTTGTCGGACAAACGCGCCGCGCTGGTCGACCTCGGCAAGCATCTGGGCATGTTCCCGACGCAGGTGGCTGGCAAGATTGAGCACAATCACAAGCACGATCACGAGCATCGCGCAGTATCCGACACTGCTGACTGGATTGAAGGACTGCTCGGAGCAGGATCGGGTCGATCACCTCAGAAATCTCTGCCGCAGTGACCTGTATTTCCTGCTGCGCTATGCGCTGAACCGGCCCGATGTCGAGCACCCTTGGGTGTTCGAGCGCTGCCGGGAGGTGCAGGCGGAGCCGGACGGATGCCTCGATCTGTGGGCGCGCGAGCACTACAAATCGACGATCATCACCTACGCGCTGACGATCCAGGACATCCTGTGCGACCCGGAAGTCACCTTCGGGATCTTCTCGCATACAAGGCCGATCGCCAAAGGCTTCATGCGCCAGATCAAGCGCGAGCTGGAGGCCAATGAGCAGCTCAAGGCCTGGTTCCCCGACATTCTCTGGGAGAACCCGGCCAAGCAGGCGCCGAAATGGTCCGAAGACGACGGCATCATCGTCAAACGCAAGACCAACCCGAAGGAATCCACCGTCGAGGCCTGGGGCCTGGTCGACGGCCAGCCGACCTCGAAGCATTTCCGCAAGCTGCTCTATGACGACGTGGTGACGCGCGAGAGCGTGACGACGCCGGAGATGATCAAGAAGACCACCGAGGCCTACCAGCTCTCGGACAATCTGGGCACCGAGGGCGGGGCCAAGCGCATCGCCGGCACGCGCTACCATTTCGGCGACACCTACCGGGACATCATCGCCTCAGGCGGCGTCAGGGTCCGGCAATATGCCTGCACGGCCAATGGCGAAGAGGACTTCTCGCCCGAGAATTGCGTGCTGATGAAGCCGGAAACGCTGGTGCGCAAACGCCGCGACCAGGGGCCGTACACCTTCGGCGCGCAGATGCTGCTCAACCCCAAGGGCGATGCGCTGCAGGGCTTCAAGCGCGAATGGCTGCGCTATCTCGACGGGCCGGTCGAGCGGCAGGGGCTGAACGTGTACATGCTCTGCGACCCCGCGAACGAGAAGCGCAAGGAGAACGACTACACCTCGATCTTCGTCATCGGGCTGGGCGAGGACCAGAACATCGTCGTGCTCGACATGGTGCGCGACCGGCTCAATCTGCCCGAGCGCACGCGCTGGCTGATGGACATGCACCGCAAGTGGAAGCCGCTGAAGGTGGGCTATGAGAAATACGGCAAGGACTCGGACATCCAGCACATCCAGTCCGAGCAGCGCCGGCTGAACTACCGCTTCCCCATTGTCGAGCTGGGCGGCCAGACGCCGAAGCCCGATCGCATCAAGCGGCTCATCCCGCTGTTCGAGCAGGGCCGCATCTACCTGCCGACCACGCTCTACCGGACGAACTACGAGGGCACGCTGGTGGACCTCGTGCAGTGCTTCGTCGAAGAAGAATACGCCGCGTTCCCGGTGCCATCGCATGACGACATGCTGGATTGCCTGGCGCGCATCGAGCATCCCGATTTTCCGATGGTGTTCCCAAGTGCTTCTCGCGCCAACGTCGCCGTTGAAAACTGCTCCGGCCACAATCCCCTCGCCGCTTGACCTCATCGAACCCACGCCCGAGGAAGCCGCCAATGGCTGGACGCCGCACAAGCTGGCCGAATACCGCGCCCAGGCGGCGGCAGCCGAGCACAGCGCGCTGATGAACCGGCTGTTTCCGGAAAAGCCCCCGCTCCAGGTGGAGACCGTGGGCAGCTTCAACCCGCATCACTGGTAGGGACGACCGACATGGGGATTTTCGGGGGCGCTCCGAAATCGCAGCCAAAGCCGACGCCGGTGACGCCGCGCCTGGCCGATACCGAGCTGCGGGCGCGCGACGAGGCGGACAGGCTGCGTAAGCGCGGCGGCATCGAGGACCAGATCCTGTCGCTGGGCCGCATCGGCGGGGCGAACGACAGGACGGTGCGCTCCACCGCGCTGCTCGGCCGGACGGCATCGTGAGCGAAATCCTCGATCTTCTCGACCTGTCCAAACGGATGGACGAGAAGAAAGCGCCCTGGCTGGAATACTGGCAGCAGGTGGGCGACATCTTCCTGCCCAACAAGGCCGATTTCACCAGGGCCAAGCGCGAGGCGCGCCCGCGCACCGACATCATCTATGACGGCACGCCGCGGCTGGCCGCGCGCGGGCTGACGACGACGCTGGAGGGCCTGCAGAAGCCCAAGACCTCGCACTGGTTCTCGGTGACGCTGTCGGACCGCGAGATCGCCGAGATCGACGAGGTCAAGCTGTGGCTGGAGGAAGTGCGCGACCGGATGTGGCAGGCGATGTACCGCAAGAACGCGCGCTACATCCAGGCCTCGGCCGAGGCGACCGAAAGCCTGATCGTGTTCGGCAACGGGCCGATGTGGATCGGCGAGAACGCCAAGCGGACGGGGCTGTCCTTCCGCGCTTTCCACATGAACCAGTGCGCCTGGGAGGAGAATGCCGACGCCAATGTGGACCGCTTCAAGATCGAGGAGCAGTTCACCGCCCGCCAGGCCATCGGCAAATGGGGCGAGGACAAGTTGCACCCCAAGGTGCTGGAGGCGGCGCGCGACGAGAAGACGTCGCGCGAGCCGTTCTGCTTCGTGCAGCTCATCCTGCCGCGCGAGGATCACGAGGCCGGCCGCTATGACGAGCGCGGTATGGCCTTCAAGTCCTGCGTGATCGACGTCAAGCACGAGCACAAGGTCGAGGAGAAGGGGTTCGAGGAATTCCCGGTGATCGTGCGGCGCTGGGAGACCGCGCCCGGCGAGGTCTATGCGCGCGGACCGGCGATGATGGCGCTGCCCGACGCCAAGACGCTGCAGGCGATGGGCAAGACGCTGCTGATCGCGGGGCAGAAGGCGGTCGATCCGCCGACCTGGGCCTATAACGACGCGGTGCTGTCGCCGATCCGCACCTTCCCCGGCGGCCATATCACGCTGGACGCCACCGCCGCCTCGCAGCTTGGCGGCGGCGCGCCGATCGGCGTGCTCGACATGGGCAAGAACATGCCGCTCGGCCTCGACATGCAGGAAGCCGTGCGCCAGATGGTCAAGTCGGCCTTCTTCGAGGATGTGTTCAACCTCAATCTCGACGACCGCAAGATGACCGCCACCGAGATCCTGGAGCGCAAGGACCAGTTCCTGCGCACCATCGGCCCGGTGCTCGGCCGGCTGGAGACCGACGACCTGGGCGCGACGGTGGAGCGGGTGTTCAACATCATGTACCGCGCCGGGCAGTTCCCGCCCTTCCCCGAGCTGCCGGACGACATCGAGGTCAAGATCGAGTTCGAATACATGTCGCCGGTGCAGAAGGCGCGCAAGGAGACCGAGCTGGCCTCGCTCGGCCGAGCCTTCGAGATCCTGGCGCCGCTGATGGAGATCGATCCCGGCGTCGCCGACAACATCGATGCCGACCAGATCGTGCGCGACCTGCCCGAGGCCGGCGGCATTCCGCAGAAATGGCTGAGAACCAAGGCTGATGTCGAAGAGAAACGGGCGCAACGCGCCCAGCAGCAGGAAGCCCAGATGGCCGTCGAGGCCGCCAAGCCCGTCGCCGGAGCCATCAAGGACATCGCCTCCGTGGCCATGCCCGGCGGAGCTGGAGGCGCTCCGGCAGCTTTATGAGGCGCTCCCCGCGGTCAGGGCGCGCCCCGAGGGTCCGTATACCTTCGACGATGAGCAGCGCGACTTCTGGGCGGTGTTCAACACCGATGCCGGCAAGCGCGTGCTGGCGCGCCTGGCGGCGATCTGCGACCCCGTGCCGGTGGGGCCGGGACAGGCGTCGGATGCCGGGCTGATGGCGTTCCAGGCGGGCATGCGCTTCGTCATGCACCAGATCAATCTGAGCTTTGCCGGGCGCGGGGCTGCGCAGCCGCAGGAACAGCAATAGGGGTTGCTCGCCGTTCTCATGCGGTTGAGCCTGCACGGCCGTCGTCGGGGTTGCGTCCATCTCCCCTGGCGATGGCCGTGCGCATTTCGATAGAGAGGACACATGACCTTGCGCACCCATCCCTGGATGCACATCTACCGCGACCGCGATGGCGACGGCGGCGATCCCGCCCCTGCGCCCGCGCCCGCCTCAGATCCCGCCCCTAGCCCGGCACCTGCCCCATCTCCTGCGCCCGACGGCGACCCGGCTCCGGCCCCGGCTGCCTTCGACTGGGGCAAATGGACCGAGGGCCTGAAGGACGACGGCAAGAAGACATATGCCAAGACCTTCAAATCGCCCGAGGACCTGATCGACGGCGCGCTGAACCTGCGCAAGGAAATCTCCCAGCGTGTCAGGGTGCCGGGCAAGGACGCGAGCGACGAGGACAAGGCCGCGTTCGCCAAGGCCATCGGCGCCGATCCGGACCCGGTGAACTACAAGGCGGCGCTGCCGGAGAATTACGAGCTTGGCGAGGTGCAGACCGCGCTGCTCACCGCGATGCAGAAGGCGGCGGCCGACAACCGCGTGCCGACCACGGCGTTCGCCGAGTTCACCAAGACCTATTTCGAGATGGAAGCCGCCGTGCAGGCCAAGGTCGCCGAGGAGGTGGCCACCTTCCAGCGCGATTCCACCGCCGCGCTGAAGAAGGAGTTCGGCCCCGACTTCGACAAGATGGTGCGCACCGCCGAGACCTTCGTCAACCAGCGGCTGAACGTGCCCGAGTTCACCGAGCTGCTGAACGACCAGGTGCAGTGGAAGGGCGTTTCCATCGAGCTGCGCTCGCACCCGGCGGTCATCAGGATGCTGGCCCAGATCGGCCAGCGCACCGCCGAGGACGGCGTGATCGGCTATTCGACGCCGGAGGAGACCTCCTCGCTGCGCTCCGAGATTGCCGCGCTTGAGAACAAATATCCGCTGGCCACGCGCACCAAGGCGCAGGACGCCGAGATCCGCGCCAAATACGAGAAGCTTTACGGCTGAGCCGCCGCGCGCGGCGATCAGCATTCCCATTCCGGGCAACCGGATAACCGGCGGCTATCCTTCACCGGACCTGCCGAAAGACCCAAGCACATCACGATGCCCTGGCCGGGGCCATAAAGGCGGGACCTGCGCGAAAGCGTGGCTATCCCGTCAACCGCACCGGCTGGCGATCTGAGTGAAGCGCTCACCGCAACCTCTTTGGAGGCTAGGCAATGAGCACTTCTCTGCCTAACAGTTTCATCAAGCAGTACGAAAGCGACGTGCACCACGTCTTCCAGCGCGAAGGCGGCTATCTTCGGCACACGGTGCGCTTCAAGACCGGCGTCGTCGGCGCGTCCACCACCTTCCAAAAGGCGGGCAAGGGCACGGCGACGACCAAGGCGCGTCACGGCGTCGTCACGCCTATGAATCAGGACCACACGGCGATCCTCTGCACGCTGGAGGATTTCTATGCGCCTGACTGGGTGGACAAGCTCGACGAGGCCAAGACCAACATCGACGAGCGCCAGGTCATCGCCAAGGGCGGCGCCTGGGCCATCGGCCGCAAGGTGGATGACCAGATCCTCGCGGCTCTGGATACGACCAGCGAGGCCACGGTCACCATCACGGTTACGAACCGTGCGACCATTCGGTCCACCTTGGCCGAGTTCGTCGAGGCGGCTTGGGACAACGACGTGCCCAATGACGGGCAGGTGTTCGGGGTGCTGTCCCCACGCGCCTGGTCGCAGGCGTCGCTCCTTGACGAGTTCTCGAACTCGCAGTGGGTCGGCATGGACGGTCTGCCCTGGAAGACGGGCATGCCGACCGGCGGCAAGTTCCGCGAGTGGAACGGCGTGAAGTGGATGATGCACACCGGCGTTCCCGGCAAGGGCACGGCCACATCGGCGCAGTTCATCTGGCACAAGATGGCCATTGGCTATGCCACTGGCGCGCATGCCAACAACAACGCGGAGAACGACGCGATCCGCGCTGACATCTGGTGGTCTGGCGAGCGTCAGTCGCACTTGGTTACGCATTGCATGTCCGGCGGGGCCTGCCTGATCGACGCCACCGGTGTCATCCAGGCGACCAACAACGACACCACTGCGATCTCCACCGCAACCGCGCCGTAAGGGGGAGACGATGGCCAAGCTTTCGGTCGCGGCGTTCTCCAGCGTCAGTGGCAGTTTGGTTGCTGGCCAGCCCACGGAATCTCTGGTGCTGGATTTCGCATCCGGCGCAGTTGAAACAGCTGTGCTGGACGTCAGCAACGTGCGGTTTGTTCGCCTCTGTGCGGATGCGCCGTGCCTTTACGAAACCGGGGTGAGTCCGACTGTGTCGGCAGCATCCCGGTACCTTCCGGCAAACACGGTCGAAGTGTTTCGGCTTGATCCGGGCAATCGCATCCGCGTCGCAGCGGCGGCCGAATAGGAGGGCTGACACATGGCATTCAAGGCAAAGGCGTCGACTCTCACCTTCGACGCGAACAAGCGGTATTTCTGGCGCATCGCCGCGCTCGGCAACGGCGTCAACCATTGGGGTTATGTCTCCAACGACACGCCAGCCGCGATGGAAATCTCGGGCTACTTCAACGACCCCGAGATCATCGCGGTGGCGAAGCCGGGCGACCGGCTCACCGTCTGGCACGTCGATTCGATCTCGGACCTGCGCACGCTGCAGGACGACTTCGTCGCCGGCATCAACGCGCTGCTGCAAACCCTCGTCGTCGCCAATGACGGCGCCGGCGTCCAGGTCGCGCCGATGACCGAGCGCTGGTCCATGGAATACACCCTTCCATAGGATGGGGCTTATCGAAGCATGGGATGGGCGGGCAAACCTGCCCATCTCCTCACCACCTCTCGGCGGCATCTATCCCGCCTATCCTCACCGGCACAGCGGCGCCGTGGTGATCGCCGGCTTTGCCAACACATTGCAGGACGACCTGTCGCGGGTGGCGGCCATGCGGCCCGGCCTGCCGATCATCGCGGTCAACAAGGCCGCCGAGCATATCAAGGCGTTCGCGGTCTATTCGTTCCACTTCGAGCGCGACAGGCTGGGGCTGTGGAGCGCCGAGCAGAAGCAGCGTTTCGGTCCGGGTTGCGCCATTTTCGGCCCCGGCAAGAAGGACTGGCTGGCGCACAACCAGCGCAACTATCCTCATGTCGATTACTGGGCGCCGGGAACGGCAAGCCAGGGATCGTCGGGCTGGTGCGCGGTGCGGCTGGCGAGGCTGCTGGGCTTTGACGAGATCATTCTGTGCGGCATTCCCATCGAGGGCCGCCGCTATGCCGACAAGACACCGGCGCGCTACTGGCAGGCGGGCGACACCCGCGCGGTGCAGACCTTCCGCAAGGCCATCGCGGCCGACACCGAACATCACAAGGGCGTTTATTCCATGAGCGGATGGACAAGAGAGCTTCTGGGAGAACCCGCATGGGCGTGAGCATCGGCATGCCCATCGAGACCGCGGTCTGGCTGACCGGCCGCGAGACCGGGGCGCAGCTTGACGCCTGGAAGCGCGACTGCATCGTCGAGGTGCACCGCTTCGGCATGGAAAATGGCGTCGTGATGAGCGAGCCCGTGTTCACCGAGAAGCGCCCCGGCGAGGACCGCGTGCCCCAGGTGCCCGATCACATCAGCGGTCCCGATGTGCGGCTGCTGGTGTGCGAGGCGACGGTTCTGCGGCCGGAGACGCAGATCGTGCGCTCCACCGGCTTCGTGCAGGACCTCGATGCACGTGACCTGGCCCGCATCCGCCGCATCACCCGGCGGGCCTATGCCAAGGCCAATCCCGGCCAGCCGCCGCTGAACGACATCGAATGCGATGCCGTCATCGAGCGCGTCGGGCCTGAGAGTGCACTCAAGACGCTGCGCGGCGGCGTCGACAGCAAGGCGATCCACTGATGGGCATCGGACCAATCCCCGCCGAGATCATCCGCAACCTGCCGCTGCCCGAGGGTTTCACGGTGTGCGAGCTGGGCGACCAGATCTGGCACCAGGGCAACCGCAAATCGGCGAACTGGTGGTCGAAGCCGGCGCGCGAGCTGTACAAATCCATGGGCTGCACGCGCTATGAGGCCATCGACGGCAATGGCGGCGGCACCATCCTGGCCGACCTGAACTTCCCGCTCGATGCCCTGCATCCCGGCCAGTTCGACCTGGTGACCGATGTCGGCACCTCCGAGCATGTGTTCAACTTCGCCCAGTGCTGGTCCACCATCCACACGCTGTGCAAGCAGGGCGGCATCATCTTCTTCGAGAAGCCCTATCAGGGCTATCCCGAGCACGGCTTTTACAATCTGCACAAGACGCTGTTCGTCGATATCGCCAGGGCCAACGGCTACCAGATCCTGGAGCTGAAGGAGCATGACGCCCCGCGCGGTAAGCTCTGGCGCGGGGCCTATCGCAAGCCCACCGACGCGGCGATGAACATGGCCTTCGTGTTCCCGCAGCAGGGCAAATATGTGCGGAAGCTGAAGATATGAGCGCGACCGTGCACGAGGGGGCATCCCGAACGACCAGCCTTGGGATCAAGGGCGCCTATGACGCCGCCTTCAAGGCCGAGGCCATGACCGACTATGCGGTGATGGACGCGCTGGAGGCCCGCTTCGGCTACCGCGTCGACCGCGAGCGGCTGGAAGCCGCGGCCCGCGTGCTGGCCTGCCCGCTGAAGAAGAACCCGCCGAACTGGCAGCATGGGCGGCTGCTCTATGCGCTGGGCCGGCATTACCTCGCCCGCGAGCGCGGCAAGCAGACCTGGCTCGACATCGGCACCGCCAAGGGCTTTTCCGCCTGCGTGATGTCCTGGGCGATGGAGGCCGAGGGTTTCCCCGGCGACATCCACTCCTACGACATCATCGCCCCCTGTTCCCGCGAGCCGCGCAATTCGGTGGAGGACGGCCGCACGGTGCATGAATTCACCGATCCGTTCCGCGCCCGCGATGTGTTCCTCGCCTTCGGCCAGGCCGCGTCCATGGCCAGCTTTCCCACCGACGCGCGCATCAATTTCGCCTTCGTCGACGGCTCGCACACCCAGGCCGGGGTGAGGGCGGACATCGCCCTGGTGACGGCGCGGCAATGTCCGGGCGACGTCATCGTGTTCGACGACACCCATGTGCCCGGCGTGCGCGCCGCCGTGATGGAGACGGCCGGATATGACTTCGAGGTGATCAAGCTGCTGCCGCAGCGGCACTACGCTATCGCGGTGCGCCAGTGAGTTTCACGCTGGCCTGCGTGATGGTGCGGGGGAAGCCGCTTGACCGGCGCCAGCGAATGCGCCCGGTCAAGCGGCCGCGCTATACGGCGAAATGGGTGGCGCGGCTGCGGGCCATGGTGGCCCGGCATACCGGCAGGCCGTTTCGCACCGTGTGCCTGACCGACCAGCCCGAGGTGATGCCCGAGGGCGTCGAGCCGGTGGTCATCGCCAATCCCACCGATGGGCGCGGCTGGTGGGCGAAGATGAACCTGTTCGACCCGGCCATGCCGTTCGACGGCCGGGTGCTCTATCTCGACCTCGATGTGGTGGTGCTGGGCGACCTGGCCCCGTTCATCGACTTCCCGGCCGATTTCGCGCTCTGCGCCGACAGCGCACCGGACTGGCAGGGCAAGAAGGGGCTGCGGGCGATCAAGCGCTACAACTCATCCTGCATGGTCTGGGACCACAAGGCGCGCCGCCGCTTCTTCGATGACTTCCAGGCGGAGTGGAAGGCCGAACTCTGGTCCGACCAGGATGCGCTCGCACTGATGAGCCCGGATGAGGCGACCTTTCCCGAGGACTGGGTGGTGCGCGTCAGGCCCCACAGCTTCCCCTTCGATCCGGCCGCCAGGCTGGGGTTGTGCATCAAGTGGAAGAACAACAAGCTCTTGAAGGAGACCGACTGGTTCGGTCGGTACTGGGTCCCAAACGAATGCTGAAGCGCGCCAGACGGGTCATGGGCATCGGGCAGCGGCCTGTGCGGCGCGGCGTCAGCGCGCCGGGCTGCGACGATGCCCCGGTGGTGTTCGTGGCGTCGTCGGCCGACCCCAAGCCGGTCACCATCATCCTGCCCTACTACGAGAACCCGCAGACGCTGGCCGCGCACATGATCCGGTGGGGCGACTGGCCGGCGACGCATCGCAAATGGCTGAGCGCGATCATCGTGGACGACGGATCGCCCGAGCATCCCGCCGGCCGGGTGCTGGCGGGTGTGCGCCAGCCATTCCCGATCCGGCTGTTTCGCATCGAACAGGACGTGCGCTGGAACTGGCTGGCTGCGCGCAATCTCGCGTTCAGCCATGCGCGCGGCTGGTGCATCGTCACCGACATCGACCACATCATTCCGCCGACCACGATGGACGCCCTGCTGTGGGGGGAGCATGACCCCAGCATCATCTACCGCTTCTCCCGCCGGGAATATTCCGGCGAGGACATCCCTGCGCACCCCAATAGCTGGTTCATGACCCGCGAGATGTTCTGGCGCATCGGCGGCCATGACGAGGCGCTGTCGGGCTATTACGGCACCGATGGCGAATATCGGCGGCGCGCGGCCAAAACCGCACCGATCCGCATCCTGTCCGACCGGCTGATCCGCGAGGAGCATGTGCGCGATTCCTCCACCACGCGCTATCTGCGCAAGCAGCCCGAGGACCAGGCCGTGCAGCGCATCGTCGCCGCGCGCGGGCCGGACTGGACGCCGAAGGTGCTGAGCTTTCCCTGGCATGAGGTCGCGCTGTGAGGTTGATCGCTCCGAACCCCAGGGGTTCCGTCGTATACCCGCCGGAGTTTCGCCACGCGACCACGCACCGCATGACGATCCGCGACATGGCGCGCCGGCACGACTGGCGGATGCTCGTCGAGGTGGGCGTGCGTCTGGCCGGAACCGGCGCTTTCCTGCTGGCGGCCAAGCCGGACCTCCACTATCTCGGCGTCGATCCCTTCATTGCGCCGGAAGGCAGCCATGCCGAGCCGGGATACAGCCATTACGGCCATCCCGACATGGAGAAGTGGCACAGGCGCGCGCTCGCCAATCTTGCGCCCTATGGCGGGCGGGCAAGGCTGTGGAGGACCACGTCGCTGCACGCCGCGGCGCAGACCGACCGCCACAGCGCCGATTGCGTGTTCATCGACGCCGATCACCGCACCGCCTCCGTGATCGCCGATATCGACGCCTGGCGCGATGTGGTCAGGCGCGGCGGCTGGATGCTGGGCCACGACCGGGACTGGCCGTCCGTGCAGGAGGCGGTCCGCTCGCGCTTCCCCGCCGCGCTGGCGCTGCGCGGCAATGTCTGGGCCGTGAAGCTTTGACGCGGCTCACCTTCGTCACCTGGCTGTGGTCCGGCAAGACCATGGGCCGGGACCGGGTGGACTATGTCGCCGACCATGTGAACCGCATGGCCTCGATGCTGGCCCGCCACGTCACCATTCCGCATGAGGTGGTGTGCGTCACCGACATGGCCGAGGGCATCGACAGCGGCGTGCGCATCGTGCCGATGTGGACGGACCTTGCCGGCCATGGCCGGTGCTACCGCCGCCTGAAGGTGTTCGACCCGGCGATGCGCGATGTGCTGGGGCCGCGCATCGTGTCCATCGACCTGGACACCGTGATCACCGGCAATATCGACCATCTGTTCGCCCGGCCCGAGCCGTTCGTGATCTGGGGCGACCCGTCCCGGATGCCGCATACGCCCTATTGCGGCTCGCTGTTCATGCTGGAGATCGGCTACCGCCCGGACGTGTTCTTCGATTTCGACCCGGGCGTGGCGACCGGCCTTCGCCGCGCGCACGGCGCCATCGGCTCCGACCAGGCCTGGATGGGGCACGTCATCAAGGACGCCCCGCGCTGGGGCAAGCAGGACGGCGTCTATTCCTTCCGTCTGGACATCCAGCTGCGCATCGGCGTGCCCCAGGGCGGCTACATCTGCGGCCGCCGCCGGCCGACCGGCCAGCTAGCGAACCGCGACGGCTCGCTGCCGGAGAACGCCCGCATCGTGTTCTTCCACGGCGCGGAAGACCCCTCGCAGACCCACCTTCACGTTCACCACAAATGGATATCGGAGCATTGGCGATGAGCATCCGCCTGAAGCCGCAAGACCTGACGCCGCTGAATTCCTCGCCCTTCATGACCTTGCACGGCGCGCGCGTCGCCTATCCCATCGCCGATGCGCTGGCCTCGCCGGACTTCTTCCTCACCGTGCGCTCCAATCTGCGCGCCGGCGACCGGGTGCAGCTCTGCCGCTATGAGCACGGCGACTGGACGCGGGCGCGGCTGCTCGAATGCGCCGAGGTGATCATCGCGCAATCGACGCCGAAGGCCGTGGTGTTCCGCCTGCTGGGCGCGATCATCGATGTCGAAGCCGCCGACCCCGCGCTTGAGGTGGTTCAGAAGATGCCGCAACTGCCCGAGCTTGGCGTCGAGCCGGACCCGCAGGGCGGCTTCATCGTCCGCGAGACGGCGTCCGGCCATGTGCACAAGCACTTCAAGTCGGAGGCCGCCGCCAAGCGCTACATCGCCGATTACGGCGGCAAGAAAGCCGCGTAACGGCACTGACGGCTACACTGTAGAATAGGCGGAACGCATGGCCACCAAGACCAGCCTCGTCAATATCGGGCTCGGCCGGGCGCAGATCCGCGCGCGGCTGAGCGATGTCGCCACCGACACCTCCGCCGAGGCCAAGGTCGCCCGCGATGCCTATGACGACATCCGCGACAACCTGCTGCGCAAATATCTGTGGTCGTTCTCCAAGAAGCGCGACGAGCTGGCAGAGGTGGCCACCGTGCCGGCCTTCGGCTATGACCGCGCCTTCGGCCTGCCGGCGGACTATCTGCGCACCATCTCGGTGCACCCCACCGACTCCGAGTTCGCCAAGATCCGCTACAAGATCGAGACGGTTTCGGTGTCGCTGACCGACACGCTGGTGCTGGTCACCAACGCCACGCAGGTGTTCCTTAAATATGTCGCGAGGCAAGAGAGCGTGGCGCTGATGGACGCCATGTTCCGCGACGTGCTCGCCTGGGAACTGGCCGAGCATTTCTCGCTGGCGATCAAGGAGAGCACCTCCCAGGCCGAATATTGCGCCAAGCAGGGGCGTCGCTCGCTGGCAGAGGCGCGCGCGGCCAACTCCATCGAGGACTGGCCCGAGGACTACCCGGCCGGCTCCTGGGTGAACGAGCGCTTCGTCGAGGGCGATACCTGGTACGGGGATGTCTACTCGTGAAGCCGATGTTCACCGTGAGCGCTCACCGTAAAGGTTCGCTCTGATGGCCTACGCAACGCCGATTCAGACCGCGGTCAATTCCGGGGAATTGTCGCCGCGCATGGCCGCGCGCGTCGATTTCGACCGCTATCGCAATGGCTGCGCCCGCGCCCGCAACATCATCCTCCTGCCCACCGGCGGCTTCACCAAGGCGCCCGGCTCGCGTTTCGTCAATGCGGCCAAGGATGAGACCAAGGTCGGCCGCCTGCTGCCGTTCAAATTCTCCCAGGACGACGCCTACATCATCGAGATGACCGAGGGCGCGGCCCGCTTCTACCGGCACCAGGCGCGCATCGATGCCGCCAATATCGGCGCGGCGATCGCCAACGGCACGTTCACCGCGAACACCGACGACTGGGACGACCGCTCCACCAATGTCGGCGCGGCCTCGGTGACGGCGCTGGGCTCGGCCACGTCCACCACCGACACCGCCACCTATACCGGCCTCGGCTCGGCGCTGACGCTGCCCGCCAGCCACAAGCTGCTCGTCGTCGGCATCGCCAGCCGCAAGACCGCGCCCCCGGCCGATGCGCCAACGGCGGTCGCGGTCACCATCGTCAACAGCGCCGGCACGGCGTTGCTCAGCGCGGCGCCGCTGACCCAGATCGTGGCCCGCCAGCCGGCCGCTGCGAACGAAGGCATCTCGCTGTGGCGCATCCGGCTGCCGCATCTTCCCGCCGCCGCGACCTGGTCGTTCGATGTCACCTTTCCGGCCGCGCAGACCGCCGCCACCATCGTCGCCTGGGAACTGACCGGCACCGCCGATGAGGAGTCCGACACCGACTCCGCCGAGGCCACTTCCACCAGCGTCGCCGCGACCATCGATATCCCCGCCAATGGCGTGGCGCTCTATCTCGGCGTCGCCGGCTCGCCGGCGCAGGGGCAGGATCAGACCTGGACGGGCGCCACCGAGGCCGCCGATCTCAGCCAGGAGGCGAACGCGCGCGTCACCTCCGCCTCGGAGACGACGGTGGCCGCCGCGCCCGGCAACGGCGCGTCCTTTGCATCGGGCAACAGCACCGCCCGCTCGATCATCGCGGCGTCGTTCCGCTCCGCCGGCATTTTCCATGACGAGGTGTTCGGACGCCTGCGGCTGGAGCCGGTCGGCAACGGCGTCGCCTGGGCGGAGCAGGATGTGGCGACCTCGACCCTGGGCGTCGTCCATGTGCTGCGCTTCAAGGTCGAGGGCGATCTGGGCGCGCGAGTCAAGGTCGCCGTCGGCTCATCCTCGCTCGGCGACCAGCTGTTCGAGGAGACCGAGCTGGGGCTGGGCTGGCACACCGTCGAGTTCACGCCCGCCGCCTCGCCCTTCTATGTCCAGTTCAAGAACGACATGGATGACCCGCCCGAGCCGGTCTATATCGACGACGTCGAGCTTCTCGACAATGTGCCGCTGGAGCTGACGCACGATTACGTCGAGGCCGAACTGGCGGGCATCTCGATCCGGCAGACCCGCGACGTGCTCTATCTGTTCCATCCCGACATCCCGACGCGCAAGATCGAGCGGCGCGGCCATCGCAGCTGGAGCATCGTCACCGTGCCCTGGATGGACGGTCCCTATGGGCCGCGCAATCCCGGCACCGACCTGGGCGCGAAGAACCTGATCCGCAACCCGGATTTCTCCGACGGCATCCGCTATTGGGACGACGTGTCCGACGACGATTCCTTTGCGGAATGGGACGCGGCGCAAAGGATCGTGGTGCTCACCTCGGGCGACAGCGTGGGCGAGGACGCCGAGATCGAACAGGAGGTGGCAACCGGCGTTTCCGTCTCCACCGAGTTCCTGCTGCATTTCCGCATCCTTGGCGCCAACATCTTCGGCGTCGAGCACACCTTGCAGATCGGCACGAGTTCCGACGGCACGCAGATCCTGTCCGTCACGGATTTCGAGCAGGGCTGGCATTCCATCACCTTCACGACGAGCGCCTCCACGATCTTCATTCGCTTCCGCCGGCCCCAGGCGAGCGGCGTGCCGATCGCGGGCGGCCTGGGCGGGGCCTATCTCTACCGCTCCAATGCGCGGCTGCTGGAGTTGTCCGGCACCGAAGGCTCGGTCGCCTGTACAGCCAGCGGCCATGCTCCGTTCAAATCCACCGATGTCGGCCGGCTGATCCGGCTGACCTGGCCGGGCAAGGAGCCGTGCTGGGGCGTGATCTCCGACTTTGTCTCCACCTCGGTGGTGCAGGTCCGGCTGCGGCGCAAGGCGCCCTATGCCACCGTGCCGACCGAGGACTGGCAGCTCGGCAAATGGTCGGCCACCACCGGCTATCCGGCGACGGCGGCGTTCTTCCAGTCCCGCATCGTCTCGGGCGGGGCCGAGTCGTCCCCGCTCGATACCGAGTTCTCCCAGACCGGCGACCTGGAAAACCTGCGCCCCGACAGCTTCCTGGCGGGCGTGTCGCAGACCCAGGACGACGATGCGCTGTCCTACCAGATGGCGGCCGAAGAGGTTAACGACGTCACCTGGATGACCGGACGGCGCAAGCTGATCGTCGGCACCACGGGCGGGGTGTTCGTCGCCGAGAGCGACGGCGCGGCGATCACGGCGACCGACATCTCCATCACGCCGCATTCCGACGTGCCGGTGAAGCGGACGGCGCCGGTGGCCATCGAGAACGCGGTGCTGATGCTCGGCTCGGACGGACGCCAGGTGTTCGACCTGGGCTTCCAGCTCGACGACGACAGCTTCGTGTCCGCCGACCTCACCATCCTGGCCAGCCATATGCTGCGTTCGCCCGGCCAGGAGATGGTGATGCAGCGCCGGCCGATGCAGACCGCCTGGGTGCGCCGCGCCGACGGGCGGCTGGCCGTGCTCGCCTATAATCGCAAGCAGGACATCATCGGCTGGACGCACCGCATCCTGGGCGGCAGCTTTGCCTCGGGCGCGCCGGTGGTGGAGAGCATTGCCGCCATTCCCGGCGCCGACGACAACACACAGGTGAACGGCTCGGGCGAGCGCGACGAGGTCTGGCTGATCGTCAAGCGCACCGTCAACGGGGCGACGCGCCGCTATATCGAGGTCTTCGAGGGCTATTACGAGGCGCCCCTGCGCGAGGACTATGCCAGCGAGGCGCTGTGGGAGGCGGCCGTCAAGACGCATATGCAGGACGCCTTCTTCGTCGATTGCGGCATCACCTATGACGGCTCGGCCACCGACACCATCACCGGCCTCGATCACCTGGAGGGCCAGACCGTCAAGGTGCTGGCCGAGGGCCGCGTGTTCGCCGCCGCGGTGGTCGCCTCGGGCGCGGTGACGCTGGCCGAGCCCGTCACCAAGGCGCAGGTCGGGCTGCACTACGACTGGGAGTTCGAGGGCCTGAAATGGCCAAACGGCACCCAGTCGGGTTCGGGCGTCACCAAGCAGAAATCCATGCCCCATATCGGCCTGGTGCTGCTCGATACCGGCGCGTTCCGGCTTGGCGTCGTATCCTATGACGAGGAGGAAGGGCGCACCGTCCACCCCTTGCAGGCGCTCGGCTTCCTGCGCGACGGCCTTGCGCTCGACGAGGCCATCCCGCTGTTCACCGGCGAGGTGGTGCGGGCGCTGGACGGGCCGACGCGGCGCGATGTGCGCCCCTATATGACCGGCTCCGATCCGCTGCCGTTCACGTGCCTGGCCATCGTGCCGCAGATGCAGGCGGGCGAGAAATGATCCTGATCCCCTTCCGCGCCAGCCATATCGACGCGATGGCGAGCCTGGGCGGCCAGGCCTGGATGAAGCCGTATTTCGGCGACACCGACCCGCGCAGCTTCGACGGGCTCGGCCCCGCCTTCACCGGGTGCCTTGGCGGCACGGTGATCGGCTGCGCCGGCATCATCATGTGCCATGCGCAGCGGGCGATCGCCTGGGCGCTGTTCACCGACGAGGCGCGGCGGCATTTCAAGGCCGTGCACCGGGCGGTGAAGCAGTTCCTCGCCCATCAGCCGGTCAAGCGCCTTGAGGCCTATGTGGACTGCGACTTTGCCGCCGGGCAGGGCTGGACGGCCCGGCTCGGCTTCGTGCTGGAAAAAGACCGGCTGGCGCATTTCCTGCCGGACGGGCGGGATGCATCGCTCTGGGTGAGGTTCAATTAAATGGCATTCCTTCCCGCCATTGCGGCCGTCGCCAGCGTTGCCGGCGGCGCGCTCGCGGGCATCGGCGCCTATCAGCAGGACAAGGCGGCCGAGGCCGCGTCCAACTACAATGCCGATGCCAGCGAGATGGCGGCGATCGCCGAGCGCGAGGGCGCGGCGGCCGAGGCGGAGGACCGCCGGCGCAAGCTGGAGGGCCAGCGCGCCACATCGATCGCCGCGCGCGGCGCATCCGGCGTCGGCTTCGCCGGCACGCCGCTGATGGTGGACGAGGACATGCTGGGCGAGATCGAGCTGGATGTGATGCGCACCGGGCAGAAGGGCGCGGCGCGCGCCACGCAATTGCAGAACCAGGCCACGCTCGACAAGATGACCGCCAGAAGCCACCGCCGCGCCGCGCCGATCTCGGCCGGTGCGCAGCTATTGGGTGGTATTGCGCAGGCGCGTTACTGATGGCGAAGGTCTTCTAATGGCAAAGGTTCTCGGCCCCAACAACATCGCCATCACCGCGCCATCGATCGCCGCGCCGGTGCGCGCTTCCAAGGAGGCGTTCGGCGCGCCCCAGGCGGACGCGCTTGGCGACATGGGCAAGGCGCTCACCGCCGTCGGCGGGGCGGTCCGCCGCATCAAGGACGAGCAGCAGGACGCCGTCGACCAGGCGTTCCTCGACCGCTACGACCTGGAAAGCGACCTCACCTACGGCAATGTCTCGCGCGAGGAGGAAACCGGCGCCGGGCCGGGCGCCGACGGGCTGACCGACCGGGTGCGCCAGCGTTTCGAGGATGAAAGCGGCGGCGTGCTCGACCGCGTGCGCCAGCAGGGCTTTGCGCCGAGCGAGCGCGCCCTACAGCGCGCCGAATCCATCAAGCTGCGCCGCCAGCACCAATATCTGCGCGGCAGCGCCGTCTATGAGAGCAATGAGCGCATCCGCAATGTGTCTGTCGTGCTCGACGACAGCCTGGCCACGGTCGCCAATCGCGGCGTCACCGGCGGCGATATCGAGGGGGCGCTGACCCGGGCGGAGCAGTCCATCGAGAGCCATCGCGGCATCCTGCCGCCCGCCTTGCTCGACCAGGCGCGCGAAAAGGCCGCTAAGTATTTCTTCGAGCAGATCAAGGCCAACGGCGATCCCGACGACCTGGAGCTGATCACCCAGCGGTTGTTGCGCGGCGGCCAGGAGGCGGCGACGCCGGCGGCAGGGGCGGCGGCCGCGGCCGGGCGCGATGGACAGCCTGCCCCGGCCAGGCCGGCCCGCAACGACGCCATCGGCCGCGCGGCGCAGGCGACCGGCGTGGACGAGGCAACGCTGAGGGTGTTCGCCCGCATCGAGAGCGGGGGCAAGGCCGATGCGCGCACCGGCAGCTATAAGGGGCTGTTCCAGCTCTCCGACACAGAGTTCGCCAGGCATGGCGGCGGCAACATCTACAATGCCGACGACAATGCGCTTGCGGCGGCCAAGAAGCTGCGCGCCGAAGCGTCCGAGTTCGAGGCCAAGCACGGCCGCGCGCCCACCGCGCTCGATCTCTATCTCGTCCATCAGCAGGGCGAGGGCGGCTATGACGCGCATCTGGCCCGCCCCGGCGCGCCGGCCTGGCAGAACATGGCCGGCACCGGCGAGGGCCGGCAGAAGGGCGCGCGCTGGGCCAAGCAGGCCATCTGGGGCAACATCCCCGACGACATGAAGCGCCGCTTCGGCAGCGTCGAGAACGTCACCTCGGCCGATTTCATCGAGGTCTGGCGGCAGAAGGTGGCCCGCTTCGGCGGCGGCGAGGGCGTTGTCGCCGCGCAGGCCGAACCGGGGGTGCGCGGGGCGCTCGCCCGCGAGATGTCCACGCGCCTGCCCGAGATCCAGACGCTGATCGACAAGCGGCGCGAACAGCTCGACTTGCAGCAGCGCGCGAGAGCCATCCTGGGCGGCACCGAGCCCGTCGATCCCGGCTCGGCGACCGACCAGAAGCTCATCGACAAGGCCATCGGCGCGACCGACATCCCCAAGCGGCTGGGCGAGGCGGACATGGAGGCGGCCGGCCAGATCACCGCGCTGGTCAAGTCCACCGGCTATGTGCCGGACAGCGCCATCTCGGCGCTGCGCGCGTCCGCGGTGAACGGCACGCCGGAGCAGCGGACCTTCGCGCTGGAGACGGCGGCGAACCTGTTGCGCGAAAAGCCCGGCGCGCTGGAGGCCTCGGAGAAATCGCGGGCCCTGCGCGACGATGCCCAACTTTATGAGACCTTCACGCTCGATGCCGGCCTTCCCGCGCAGGAGGCGCTGGCCCGCATCGCCGAACTGCGCACGCCCGAATTCGCCAAGCGCCGCGAGGCGCTGAAGAAGGAGGTGGCCGAGACCGGTTCGGTGTCGGTGATGTCCGGCCTGTCGCCGTCCGACATCACTTCCGACTATGACGGCTGGTTCACCGCCGAGCCCGCGCTTGGCGGCTCGCCGCGCCAGGCCAGCCTCGTCTACGACACCTATCGCGGCCTGGTGAAGGATCACTACATCCGCACCGGCGATATCGAGATCGCCAAATCGATGGCGAAAAAGGACCTCAAGCGCACCTATGACGTGTCGGAGGTGACGGGGCAGCGCCGGCTGATGCGGCACCCGCCGGAGAAATACTATCAGCCCATCGAGCCGCGCGCCGGCAAGGAGGCCAGCTACGATTATTTCTCCGACCAGCTCGCTGCCGCCGTCAAGGAACGGGCCGGCAAGGACGTGCCGGCCGGGGACATCTTCATCGAGCCGGTGGAGCAGACCAATGACGATGTGCGCGCGGGGCGGCTGCCCGGCTATGGCGTGATCTGGTTCGAGGAGCAGGACGGCCAGCGCGTCATGCAGACCGCGCCGGGCTTCGTGTTCCGTGCCGATGTGAAGAGCGAGAAGGAGCGCGAGTCGCGCAACCGGCAGGAGCGCTATCGGCAGATGCGCGCCGCCGAGGAAACGCCGCCGGTCATCCCCCGCGATCCCGCGCGGGCGCTCGGCGATTATTTCCGGACGCGCGAGCTGCCGACCGATACAGGCGCCGCCGACCGGCTGCGCGGCGGCAACCGGGAATTCTTCCAGGGCGGCCAACTCAATATGGAAGGCGGCAATCCAGAGATGCCCCAGGATCAGGGCGGCGGGATTGTGACCGAAGGCGCTGCCGACGCTGCTCCCCAAGCCCTGAGGCGAGACGCGTCAGGCCAACTCGCCGCTTACGACCCAAGAGAAACGCCTGAGCTTGATCCCCCCGATATGCTGGATAACGCTTTCCTTGCAGGCATTCGGGTTTACGAGAAACTCGGCCTCGCGGATTCTGCCGGCCGGCTCTACACCGATGTGATCGCGCGCGGGCGAAAGGAGCCGATCACCGAGAAGGACATGACGAAGGAAGACCTCGGCATGCTCCGCGTGCTCGTTGCGCAAAAGCTCAAGTCTGATCCCGGTAAGAAAAAGGGTTCGGTCGGCAATGACGACTATCTGGATGCAGGCTTCAAGAGCAAAGGCTTGCTGGGCAAGTTCAATTACGAAGTCGACGATGACGGCAACATCACCGTGTCGGATATCTACGACTTCAACCTTTCGGACCTCGGGCCAAAGGCCAGAAACGCCTCGGTCGCAGATCGGGTGAAGACGATGTTCTCCGACCCCGTCGCATATGCGGGCTATGTGGGGGCCAAGGTCGCGCCGGATAAACCGGGCAAGGGTGTTCCCGTCAAGATCAAGCTAGGGAAGCTCGACTGATGCCCTTCGAGCCCATCTCCCCCGTCGGCGGCTTCACCGCGACGCCTGAGCTTCCGCGGCCGGATGATGAAACCCGCCCCGATCCCACCTTCGGCGAAACGCTGTCCTCGGCGTTCCGCAACGAGAACACCATCGGCTCGTTGCTGGCCAGCCAGGAACTGGCGAACGAGCACCAGGAGCGCGACCCGTATTTCGACCCCTGGGCGGAGATCGCCGAGACGCCCTACGAGGCCTATTACGAGCAATTCGCCCGGGCTCGCAACCCGGCGCATTTCCAGGCGATCAAGGCCGATATCGATCGCGAGAACACCGACAGGGACGTGATCGCGCGCTCCGGCCTGACCGGGTTCGGCGCATCGGCGGCGGCTGGCTTGCTCGACTGGCCGACGCTGATCCCCGGCGGCGCGCTGGTGCGCACGGCCAAGGGCGGCGTGTCGCTGCTGCGCTCCACCGCCAGCGTCGCCGCGGCGGGCGCGGTCGGCGCGGGGGCGGCGGAGGCGGTGTTGCAGGGCACCCAGCAGCTTCGCACCGGGGCCGAGAGCGCCGTGGTGATCGGCGGTGCCACCATCCTGTCGGGCGTGCTGGGCGCGGGGCTGGCCAAATGGGTGTCGCGCGGCGAGCTGGATGCATTGGCGCCGCGCGTCGAGCGGGATTTCCAGGTGCCGGGGGCCGACGAGGCCGATGTGTTCGAACCCGGCGCGCTGCGGCCTTCGGTGGAAGCCGCGGCCGGGGCCTCGCCGCGCGCCGCGGAGGTGGCCGACGCGATCCGCGAGACCGCTGAGGAGATCCTGCCGGCTCAGGTCCGGGTGCAGGTGGTGGATACGCTGGGGCCGGTGGGGGATGACGGGCTGTTCGCCATCCGCGCCTTCCACGGCACGCCGCATGATTTCGACCGCTTCGATATGAGCAAGATCGGCACCGGCGAGGGCGCGCAGGTCTTCGGTCATGGGTTGTATTTCGCCGAGAACAGGGCCGTCGCGGAGAACTACCGCGTTGGATTGTCCGCGGAACGAACGCTTCTGGACGGCAAGCCGATCGCTCAGGATAGCGACCTGATGCGGTTGGTCCAGGTCAAGATCCTTGGCAAGGATGAATTCGGTGCGCCATGGGAAACGTTCCGTCCCAATGCGGAGAAGGCCTTGGCCGACGCCAAGGCGGTGCAGGTCCCCGATGCCGGATCTCCGGCCGCGCGGTTCGCCAATCTGGAGGACATGAAGGCCCGGCGAGAGCGCAACATCCAGGACGCCCAGGACTGGCTGGAAAAAATCGAAGCCGTCGAGAAGGGCAAGCTGGAATCCGGCGGCCATCTCTATGACGTCGAGCTGGATGTCGAGCCTAACCAGCTGCTCGATTGGGACTTGCCTCTGACCAGGCAGCCGGAAGCCGTGCAGGCCGCGATGCGCAAGCTCGGCATCGATCCCGTCGAATATCGCGACGGTCAATGGCTGTACCATGAAATCTGGCGCCGGGATGAGAGTGGTGACGGACCCGAGGTGGCATCCGTCGCGCTCAAGGAGGCGGGCATCCCCGGTATCCGCTATCTCGACCAGGATTCGCGTGCCGTCGATGGCGAACGTACCAGGAACATGGTGGTGTTTGACGACAGCCTGGTCAAGATCACCCGCAAGAACGGCGAACCTGTCTCTGCTGCTGAGCGCAAAGACGCGGTGGAGACATTGTTTTCGCTGAGGAGCCGCGAGGCGGCCGGGGCGGAGGCGGCCGACATCACGGGGACGCAGGTCTTCAAGCGCTGGTTCGGCGATAGCAAGATCGTCGATGCCGACGGCAATCCGCTCAAGCTCTATCACGGCACCGGAGAAGCGTTCGAGCGCTTCGATCCGGAAAAGAGCGTGGAAGGCGGCATCTTCTTTGGCACCGATCCTTCCATCGCCAGGGATTACACCTTCAAGGGCGAGACGCCGCGCGTCATTGAAGCCTATGCGGCCATTCGCAATCCCAAGGTCATCGATGCGGGCGGTGACGATTTTTCCGACGCCAGTCTTGGCAAAGCGCCCGAAGGCAGCGACGACAAATTCGTCCTGTCCCGCCCGGCTCCCAGCGCCAAGGCGAAGGCGTTTGGCGATTACCAGTCCGGCTATCGCACCGAGGCTTCGACGCCCAATGGCCGCAAGTTGGAGATCTTCATCGGCATCAAGGGGGAGCGCGAGACGACGTTCCGCGATGTGACCACGCGCCATGTCTCTTACGACGTACTGTCCGCGGACGGCACAGTGTTGCGCTCCGACAAGGAATTCACCTTCCGCGACGACGACCCGTTTTTCCCCGATGATCGGTTCGAAGACGTCATGGCGTCTCATGTCGGGCTGGATATGAGCAATCCGTTCTACAGCCACTCTTTCCCCAGGCTGTTCCTGAAGCAGGTGATCGACGAGGCCAAGGCGGAAGGGTATGACGGCCTGTGGCTGCGCAACGGCATGGATATGGGGCGCGAGGCTCACGACCAGGTCGTCGCCTTTCGTGCCGATCAGGTCAAAATCGTCGGCTCAGGCACCCGTCACGGCCTTCGCCAGTCCCCTGCCGGCCCGATCGCGGAAGGGCGTTTCGATCGCGACAAGCTGCTCATCACCATCGCCGCCGACGCGCTCGACCCGGCCAAGACGCTGCGCCATGAGAGCATCCATGCGCTCAAGACCATGGGGCTGTTCGCGGGGAAGGACTGGGCGACGCTGGAGGCGGCGGCGGCGAAGGGGAAGTGGCTGGAGACGCACAATGTCCGCCAGCTCTATGAGGGCGTCTACAAGGACCGCATCACCGATGAGTTGCTGATGGAGGAGGCCATCGCCGAGCAATTCTCGCTGTGGCGGCAGGGCAAGCTCCAGGCAAAGGGCGCGCTCGCGGCGATCTTCCAGCGCATCCAGGCGTTCCTGGAGCGCACGGGCAATGCGCTGCGCGGCCGCGGCTTCCAGACCGCCGACGATGTGTTCGCCGCCGTGCGCTCGGGCGATGTGGCCTCCCGCGCCGCACCGCCTGCGCCATCGCCTGGCGTGACGACGGCGGTGGCCGCTGCCACCGGCCGGGCGACATCGGTGGGCGCGGCCGCCGTCCGGCGCGCCGAGGACACGCTCAAATCGGCCTTCGGCGCCGAGAAGCTGTTCCGCTACCAGGACCCGATGCTGCGCCTGCAGACCTCGCGGTCGGACGTGTCGCGCCGCCATGTGCAGGAGCTGGCGGAAACCCCGCTGACCTATGAGAAGAACGCCCTTGGCGAAGAGACGGCGCCCGGCGGCTCCGACAGCGGCGCGCCTGGCGCGGTGGAGACGCGCATCAAGTTCTGGCAGGGACCGCTGGCGGAAGCCATGCAGGCGGTCGACGACGCCTTCCTGAAATATCGCAAAGGCAGGGGCAAGCGCTTTATCGGCGAGGTGCCGGCGCTGACCATGAAGGATACCCTGCTCGGCACCCAGGCGCTGACCTATCGCGACTTCAAGGGGAAGATTTCCCAGGCGCTGCGCCGGGGCGACGAGAGCGACATTCCCGAGGTCGCGGTCGCCGCCCGCATCATTCGCCAGCGCGTGCTCGATCCGCTCAAGGACGAGGCCATCGCGGCCAAGCTGCTGCCGGAGGATGTGTCGGTGGAGACCGCCGCCAGCTATCTGAACCGCGTCTACAACAAGGAGCGCATCGTCGCCGAGCGCGACCAGTTCAAGCAGGTGGTAAGGGACTGGCTGGAGGGGCAGGAAAGCATCAATCGCGGTGTGCGGGCGCGGCTGGCGCCGATGCTGGAGCGACTCGATACGGTCGGGACCGATAGCAGCAAGCTTGCCGCCGGCATCCAGAAGAGTGAAGCGCGGCTGAAGGATCTGGAGGCGCGCGCCGAAGAGGCTGGCCGTGTACAGCGATTCGCGTTCAAGCGCGCATTGGAGCGTCGCGAGCCGATTGAGGCGCTGCAGAACCGCATCGCCGACCTTGGGCAGCAGATCGAGGGGCCGCTCGATAGCCTGTCCAGCATGCGCGACCTCGACAGCCGCATCACCGACGCGCAACAGATCGCACGCGCCATGCAGGAGGATGACGGCGGCGACCTTGCTGCTCAGATCGCCGATGTGGCCGAACTGGAAGAGAATATCGACGAGATGATCGCCAAGGCGGAAGCCGGCATAGAGCGCATTACCGAGGCCGGCGACCTGCCGTTGCCGCGCGTCGAGGGCCGCTACGCGGGTGGGGCGCTGGAAGGCGACGAGATCGACGAGATCGCCAGTTCCTGGCGCTTCCTGCGCGAGATGAAGGCGCGGCGCAAACCCGAAGGGCTGACAAGCTTCGTCGTGCGCATGGGGGGCGTGGAGGACCCCGGTGGCGACGTGATGTCGATGATCGGCCGCAGCAAGGATCGGCCTGGCCTGATCCGCAAAGGCCCGGACGATGCCGGGCCGCAGCTCCCTCTTGGCGATGCCGGCGGGACACGGCCCAACACCCTCGACGCCATGGCGCTGCGGGCCTGGGAAAACGGTTTCTTCCCGAGCAAAACCGAGCGTCCGACCATCAACGAATTCCTGGACGCGCTTCGCGAGGACGTCGCCGGCAATCCCATGGTGAGGGGGGAGGACGAAGCCTATTTCGTCGATGCCGAGCGGGCCGGGCAGCTTGCCGAGGATCTCGCCAGCCGGGGTATCGATCCCGCTGCCTTTCGTCGTGAAAGCCAACTGCGGCTGTTTCTCGGACAGGCGCCACGCGAGGCGCTCGCTGGGGAGGCCGGTGCCGGTCTCAAGACGCTTCGCCTGATCAGAAAGCAGCTTGGTGACACCATCGATCCCTATCGCAAACGCATCACCGCCTTGACCAGGGATGCGCGCCGACGGGAACGCAATGAGAGTCTGCGGCAGAGCGAGCGCGGTGTGTTCGCCACACAGTCTCGCAATCGCGGCAGAAGCCTTGCCGACCGCACCTTTGCCGAGCGGGGGAAACTGGAGAAGCAGCGCGCCGACCTGGCGGCAAAGGAGGCGACTGCGGCAGACCTGCAGAAGGCCATCGAGGAAGAGGTCACCAAATACCAGGGTAAGAGCGCGAACGAAGCGAAATCGGCGCTGGAGCGCAGGGAAGAGGCCGAGTTACTGCGCGAGGAGAAGCGGCAGGTCGCCATTGCCCGCCGCGACGAACTGCAACGGCTGATCGCTGGCGAGGAGAGGGCTCTTGTCGCTGCGCCGGACGAGCAGCGCCTTCTGTCGCTGCAGACCGCGCGCGATGAGCTGGCTGAATTGGAGAAGGCCGTCGCCGACCCGAAGCGCCTGCGCGCAGCCGACAAGCCCGTGCTCGCCTCCGCCCGGCGCATCGCCGACCAGCTCGACAAGGAACCCGGCGAGATCGGCGATCTGGCCGACGAGATCATCGACCGTATCATCGGCACGCCGGACGGACGGCTGCCCTATGACGCGCATCTGAATTCCACCACCAGCCACGGCGTCAGCGTGGACGCGCGCGGGCCGCTCGCCGCCCGCCAGTTCATGATCCCCGACCTTGCCATCGAGCGCTGGCTGGAGAGCGACGTGGAGGCGCTGCTGCGCGCCTATACCCGCACCATGGCGCCCGATGTCGAGCTGACCAAGCGGTTCGGCACGGCGGATATGAAGCTGCAGATCAAGGAGATCGCCGAGGACTATGCCAGGCGCTCGGCCGCCGCCGCGACACCCGCCGAGCGCAGACGCCTCAACGCCAGGCGCAATGCGGACATCCGCGATCTCGCCGCGATCCGCGACCGCATCCGCGGCACCTACAAGGTGCCGAGCGATCCGAACGCCATCCTGGTGCGCGCCGGGCGGGTCGCCTCCTCGCTGAACTATATGCGCATGCTGGGCGGCATGACGCTCTCGGCCATCCCCGATGTCGGCGGCATCGTGTTCTCCCACGGCATGGCGCGGGTGTTCGGCGACGGGCTGGTACCGCTGATGCGCAACTGGCAGGGCGCGCGCATCGCCATGACCGAGGTGAAGATGGCGGGCACGGCGCTGGACATGGTGCTGGATTCGCGGGCCATGGCGATTGCCGACGTGATGGACGAGTTCGGCCGGCACAGCAAGTTCGAGCGCGCGGTGTCGTCGGCGGCGCGCAATTTCGGGGTGGTGTCGCTGCAGGCGCCCTGGAACGCGGCAATGAAGCAGTTCGCCGGGCTGATCACCATGACGCGGATGCTGCGCGCGGTGGAGCGCATCGCGGCCGGCAAGGGCACGGCGAAGGAGGTCGAGCGCCTGGCGTCGGCGGGCATCTCGCAGGCCAATGCGCGGCGGATCGCCGAGCAGTTCGCCAAGCACGGCAAGAAGGGCGGCGGCGTCTGGTTCGCCAACACCGCCGAATGGGACGCGGGCAGCCGTCCGGCGATCGAGGCGTTCCGCGCCGCGCTGGTGCGCGATGTCGACCGGATCATCATCACCCCCGGCCAGGACCGGCCGCTGTGGATGTCCACCGAGCTGGGCCGCCTCGTCGGTCAGTTCAAGAGCTTCGCCATCGCCGCGATGCAGCGCGTGGTGATCGCCGGTTTGCAGCAAGGCTTTATCACACGAGATATGGCAACACTCAGCGGCATCGCCATGATGACTGCGCTCGGTGGACTCTCAGGGATCCTCAAGGCCAAGGTGGCGGGGCAGCCTATGCCCGATCTCAGCGACAATAAGAAGAAGTTGCAGTTTCTGGTGGAAGCCATCGACCGCTCCGGGCTGACCGGCTGGCTGATGGATGTGAACGCCATGACGGAGAAACTGACGCGCGGGGCGGTCGGGCTGTCGGCGATCACCGGCAAGCCGGTCTCGCGCTTTGCCCAGCGCAACATCGCCTCGACGCTGTTCGGGCCGACGGCGGGGACGATCCAGGAATTCGCCCGTGTGGTGGGCGCGGCAGGGGCGGGGGAGTGGAACCAGTCGGACAGCCGGGCGATGCGCCGGCTGATCCCCTATAACAACATCTTCTATCTCAGGCAGCTGTTCGATGAGGCCGAGCAGGGCATCAACGACTTCCTCGGCGTGCCGAAGCCGGCGGGCGCGCGGCGCTAAACTTTGTCGAGTTCGCGGCAAAAGCGATCCCATTCATAGCGCTTCACCGCCTGATAGCGGTCGTCGTCAAGCCAGCAGGCTGCGCCGCTGAGGGCAAGCCCGATGCCGATGGCGATGCCGACGGGCTGGCCGCCGATGAGCGAAAGGGCGGCGACGACAATACCGCCCAGCGCGAATTTACGGGGATGGTCGCGAAGAATGCTGCTTTGCGGTGGTGTCATGGCTTTAGTCCCCCTTTCTGACGCTGCTCGCGTGACGCTATGTAACGGTCCATCTCTGATTTTCGAATTCGAAGCATGCGATGGCTGAGTCTAACAATCTTGAGCCGTCCCTTCTTCGCCTCGTCACAGAGAAAGCGAGATGAACAGGAGAGATGTTTCGCTGCATCCACAAGTGGGATCAGCGGATCGGTAGGGTGGCGGGTGGCAAGCGCCCGAATGCTCATTCCGTCAGTCTCGGATGACATCGGCGACCTCTTTCTGGCGCTTCTCGGGTGCATCCAGGCCAAGCTGAATCAGCTGGCGGATGGCTTCAGGACGCGTGGGTGGGTTGGGCTGCTTGCCGCGCCATCGGTCCAGCAGCGCAAGGAGTTCTGGCGCAACGCGGACCATGATCGGTTCGTTCTTGCTGGATTTCATAGATATCCTGATATCAGATATTGACGGGCATCCGGCATCCTGATACCAAAATAACAAGCCGAAGGGAAGCGCCAACTCCCCTCCGGCTCTAACCACAGCAACCTGTATGAGAGGTTCCCATGGCTAAGTCATCCTTATCGCTCCCCGTGCTCGCCAACAATACGCGTGATCGTCTCGCCTACATCAAGGAGACGGTGGTGGAGATCGACCAGGAGGTGCAGAAGCTGCGCACCCGCAAGGTGAACGGCACCGTCAATGTCGAGAGTGAGGCGGCGAACACCCTGCATTTCCTGGTGAGGCGCCTGAACGGCGATCTTGCCCGGCTCGGCCTCGTGCTGTAGGGAGGCGGCGATGAACAAGCATTCGAACATCGTGCGCTTTCCCGCCGACCAGGCCGCCGTCGACCGCGCCGGCGAGATCGAGGACTGCATGAACAACATCGCCGCGATCGTCACCCTGCTGCACGAGACCGTCGAGGGCGAGCGCTTCATGAACGCGCGGGCCTGGCTCGCCGACCAGCTCGACAACAACTTCGGCGCGCTCGATGCGCATCTGAGCGCCCGCAGCACGACGGTTGCGGGTGCCCATGTCTGACCGCGCCGCCCGCTGGGCCGACGCCGAGCGTCACGCCCGCATCCAGCGCCTCAGCCATCTGGAGCGGGCGCTGGAGACCGCCATCGCATTGCTGGACTGCCAGAAGGACAAGTCGCAACGCCGCAAGGACATGCTCGCCGACTGGCACAGGCTGGTGAACAAACTGCCGCCGCGAGACCACCGGGACGACGGCGACCAGCCCCGTCTCATCTGAACCGGCCTACCGACTGAAAACTGACCCCGCCCTCGAAGCGGGGTTTTTTATTGGGACATCGATGACCGTCGCATCCACGAGCAACAAGTCCGGGCCGTATAACGGCAACGGCTCGATCGCCAATTTCGCGGCCAGTTTCAAATACACCGCCACCAGCGAAGTGTCGGTGATCGTGACATCGGCGGCGGGCGTCCAGACCACCAAGGTGCTGGACACCCATTACACGCTGACCCCGCCAGGCGACAGCGGCACGGTCTCGTTCATCACCGCGCCGACCGACCACCGCCCGCAGAGCGGCGAGACGGTGACGATCCTGGGCACGCTGCCGGTGACGCAGGCGACCGACCTCACCGCGGGCGGGGCCTTTTCGGCGAACGTCATCGAGGGCGCGTTCGACAAGCTGACGCGGCTGGTGCAGCAGATCGCCGAGAAGGTCACGCGGGCGCCGAAGCTGCGGCAGACGACGGCGACGGGCGAGATCACCCTGCCGGAACCGGCGGCGAGCACGCTGCTGCGCTGGAATTCCGCCGGCGACGATCTGGAGAATGTGGCGGCCGCCGATATCGACCTGGGGGTAGTCTCGCCATTCATCGCCACGCTGCTCGACGATGTGACGGCGGCCGAGGCGCGCACCACATTGGGCGCCATCGGCGGCTCCACCGGGGCCACCGACAACGCCATCCTGCGCGCCAGCGGCACGGAAGGCGCAACGCTGGATAACTCCCCGGTCACCATCACCGATGCCGGGATCATGAACGGCGCCGTGGCCGTGGGCATCAACGCCACGGCCGATGTGACCAACCGGCTCAGCGTCAATTCTGCCGCGGTGCTGTTCAACCATGAGGGCGCCGGCACCCAGATCAAGGTGAACAAGAATGCGGCCGGCGACACCGCATCCTACCTGTTCCAGACAGGGTTTTCCGGCCGGGCCGAGTTCGGGCTGACCGGCAGCAACGACTTCGAGATGAAGACGAGCCCGGATGGCTCAGCCTTCACCACCGGCCTGTCGATCCTGGCAAGCACGGCGGCGCTAAGGGCGCATGTCAATCTATCGCCGAATGCGAATGATGGGGCGGCGCTAGGCACCACGGCGCTGGGCTGGGCGGACCTGCATGGCGCGACGGGCTGGACGCTGAATATCGCCAACGGCAATTGGCTGGCCACGCATTCCTCCGCTGTCATGACAGTGACGACCGGCGACCTGCGCGTGGCCAACAATTTCACCAACGCGGCGAGCGTGGTGACGGTGGGCGGCGCTCAGACTCTCACCAACAAGACGCTGACCAACCCCGCGCTGGCAACCAGCTATCTGCAAGCGTCCGAGATTGCGACGCCGAGCAATCCAGCGGCCACGGTTCTGCGCGTCTATGCCAAGGCCGATGGCGGCACGACGAAGCTGGCAACGCTGGATTCGGCCGGGACCGAAACGATCCTTGGCTCTGGCGGCGGCGCCGCCGCCATGCCGCGCGGGCACATCTTCGGGTTGATCCTCAGCAACAACGGCACCGACGCAAATAATGACATCGATGTTGCGGAGGGCGAAGCGCGGTCGGACGACAACACCACCGACCTGGCGCTGGCCTCTGCCATCACCAAGCGGCTGGACGCCGGATGGGCGGTCGGCACCAACCAGGGCGGTCTGGACACCGGATCGGAAGCATCCAACACGTGGTACTATGTCTGGCTGATCAAACGGTCCGATACCGGCGTCGTGGACGTGCTGTTCTCAACATCGGCGACAGCGCCGACCATGCCGGCGAACTACGACAAGAAGCGGCGCATCGGCGCGATCCGAAACAATGCGTCGAGCAACATCTTGGCCTTCACGCAGAATGCCAATGATCCAGCAATTTTCCGTTTCGCGACATCGATTCTCGATTCCAACGTTACAAACTTAAGCACCACAAGGACAACCCCAACGCTTACGGTGCCTCCGAATATGGTTGCTCATATTCGAGCGTATGCTGAACCTGGGGCGACTGCTAGTCGCTTTGTCATTATACAGCCGACCTCCGAGACGGATGCGGCACCATCGCAAACGGCCGTGCCGGGCGTGTCGCTTACTGCTATTTACGACGGCACTTCCGCCCAGAGCAATCCCACCGCTGGAAATTTTGACATTGCCGTAGACGCATCTTCTCAGGTTGCAACGCGGTCAACTGCCGCGAACACCGTACTGCGTCTGTACACCCTAGGGTGGCGTGATGAGCGCGGCCGTCTGAACTAGGCCACTGGCGCAACATCCCTCAACGACATCAACGGACACCCATGACCCTCCCTGACATTCAGCGGCGGCTGAAGGAGCTTGGCCTCTACACGGCCGCGATCGACGGCATCGACGGGCCAGCGACCAAGACGGCGGTGCGAGCCTTCCAGCGCCTGCATGGGCTGAAGGCGGACGGCATCGGCGGGCCGCTGACGCAGGCAGAGCTGTTCCCGGCGCCGATGCCGGACCGCGATGCCGAAGCGCCGGCCGGCGAGCCCGGCGCCGATGCCGTCATCCGCTGGCCGCGCCAGAAGGACGTGGAGAAGGTGTTCGGCCCGCCCGGCACCAACCAGGTGATGCTGGAGTTGCCCTTCCCGATGCTGCTGGCCTGGGACAAGCGGCAGACCGTCCGGCGCTTGTCCATCCATGAGAAGGTGCATGACAGCGCCAAGCGCTGCTTTGCGCGGATCTCCAACGAATATGACAGCGAGGCGCGCCGGCTGACCGGCATCGACCTGTTCGGCGGTTGCCTGAACGTGCGCCGGATGCGCGGCGGCTCGGCCTGGAGCATGCACGCCTGGGGCATCGCCATCGACTTCGACCCTGCCCGCAACCAGCTTCGCTGGGGCCGCGACCAGGCGCGCCTGGCGCTGCCGGACTGCGCGCGCTTCTGGCGGATCTGGGAGGAGGAGGGCTGGCTGAGCCTGGGGCGGGCGCGGAACTATGACTGGATGCACGTGCAAGCCGCACGGCTGTAAAGCGTACCATGCTTAATCGCCGGAAACAGGCATAGCACACTCACCTTGTGGAGCGATCCGCCTTACAGAGGGTCCCACAGCAGGGCAATGAATGTGGCCATTTCCATAGCCAACGACATTGCCGTCGTCCCAGCGCACTTCATAGCTGGCGGTGTGATACGGGCCACCAAGCCGGGCACTGATGACCGTTCCCAGCAAACCGGGCGGACCTTCCGTGATCGTGTGACCCAGCCACTCAACGCGGTCGCCTAAAGCAAGCAGCAAATCGTCCATTTTCAACCTCAAAAGGAGTCTCCCATGACCTGGGACACCGTACAGCAGCTCTTGCGCATCATCCTGCAGCTCGCCGCCGGCTGGCTGCTCAACCAGGGCATCATCACCGAGGAGATGTCCACCACGCTGGTCGGCAGCCTCCTGTCGATCGGCGGCATCGCATGGTGGGCGCTGTGGGAGCGCTCGCGGCCTTCGGCATGAGTGAGCGTTTATCGCGAACCGTAAAGGTCCGCTCATGAGCTGGGTCACCCTGCTCACCGGTCTCCTGAAGCTGGCGACGATCATCGCCGGCATCGTGCAGCAGAAAAAGCTGCTGGAGGCCGGTGAGGCCCTCGCCATCAAGCACACCCTGGAGGAGACCAATGCCCGCGTTGAAAAGGCTCACGCTGCTCGCCGCGCTGCCGCTGCTACAGGCATGCGCGACGACGACCCCTATCTCCGTGACTGACACGAGCTGCCGGGGTTTCGTCCCGATCCTGTACAGCAGGAAGGACACCCCCGGCACGATCAGCCAGGCGCGCGAGCACAATGCCGCGTGGGATGCGCTGTGCAAACGCAATTAGCCAGCCGCCAGCGTCAGCCAGACGACTGAATCCGTTTCGAAAATATGAGATGAGAGATGCATGACAGAGCCGGTCGCCTCAACGGAGCGTCTGACCACGCTGGAAGCGCGGGTGGCGCATATCCGCGAGCTTATGGACGAACGGGACAGAGGCTTTACGACGCGGATCGCGGAACTGATTTCGCACAACAGACTTCAAGATCAGGAGCAGGAAAAGCTGATCGAGCGCCTGAGCGACAAGATCGAGGAGATACAGGCCATCCTATGGAACGCCCTCAAATGGCTCGGCGGGCTGCTTGCAACCACGCTCTTATCCGTCGCCTTGAAGACGCTCGGACTGATCTAGAGACGTTTTGTGGGACGATGAAGGTAGCGGCCTATGTGATGGCCGGTTTTCTGGCGGTTTCGCTGGCATGGGAAGTGCTCAGCCTCGTCTGGTAACCGTCGCCATGCAAACGTCCCCCCACGCACGCACAGGGCGACCGCTGCCCGGGCAGGAGCATCAAGCCGCGTTCGACGTCCCCCCACGCACGCTCAGGGCGACCATCGACCAGCCCGTATAACCGCCCCTCCACGCACGCTCAGGGCGACCTGCCCGACGAACGGCAACACGAACCGTAGTCATCGCCCCTCCACGCACGCTCAGGGCGACCGCTACTTAACTCAGAATTGTAAGCCTCGCCCGACGCCCCTCCACGCACGCTCAGGGCGACCCATGCTGGCATCGTTGCCAGTCTCGCCGATGACCGCCCCTCCACGCACGCTCAGGGCGACCAACGCGGGTCCGGCGCGAGAGCAAGGCGCAAGCCGTCCCCCCACGCACGCACAGGGCGACCAGAAGCGGCTTACGCTTTCGTTGAGGCGCGCGTCGTCCCCCCACGCACGCACAGGGCGACCTCTTTCGCAGCAACTTCATTGCCGTGCGAAACACGTCCCCCCACGCACGCACAGGGCGACCTTGGTGGTGCCCTGGCTATAATTGGTGGACTAACGTCCCCCCACGCACGCTCAGGGCGACCGGGAGCGTCCGGCTTTCAGGTCCATCGCGCCGGCGTCCCCCCACGCACGCACAGGGCGACCTCCGATGGACCGACACTATTGGATAGCCAATGCCGTCCCCCCACGCACGCACAGGGCGACCGCAGACGTCGATCAGCACGCCGTCCTTGTTCATCGTCCCCCCACGCACGCTCAGGGCGACCACGAAAAGGCAATAAAGGCTAAGAATGGGAAGTCGTCCCCCCACGCACGCTCAGAGCGACCCCACACCCCCATTCGGCCTCACGACATTGGTAACGTCCCCCCACGCACGCTCAGGGCGACCGGCGAACCAATTGGGCAAGCGCGGTGGTGATGACGTCCCCCCACGCACGCTCAGGGCGACCCCAGTTTCATTCGAGACGACGCGCAGAAGTCGACGTCCCCCCACGCACGCTCAGGGCGACCGCAGGCGCGTCCAGGGCAGCACGGCGGGATCGACGTCCCCCCACGCACGCTCAGGGCGACCATTCCGATTTTCATTTTACCGTTATTTCCGAGACGTCCCCCCACGCACGCTCAGGGCGACCTTATATTTGCGCTGGTCTGCTTGGGCCGGTGGGCGTCCCCCCACGCACGCTCAGGGCGACCCTTTTCGCCGGGCGGACCTGTTCGCTGACCCAGCGTCCCCCCACGCACGCTCAGGGCGACCCAAGCCCTTCAATAGCACGCAACAATTCCATAACGTCCCCCCACGCACGCTCAGGGCGACCCCAGCGGTCGGCAAAATTTTCGCCGCGTGTGGACGTCCCCCCACGCACGCTCAGGGCGACCTCTAGGAGGTAAGTCGCTGGGTCGTCTCCACAATTGCAAAGAGCAAGGTCGGCCTGAACGCGTGTAGATGCCCCCTTCTACGCCTCGGTTTCCCTAGCCGGACGTGTGTCCTGCTATCGAAAAACGAAGCTCCGATGCCGCTGCCTCTCTGGAATTGTGAGAGGACTTACAGACCGGCAGCCGCATCACCACGCAAGGACGGCGAGCCGTCCCCCGACTGATGACGCGGCGGGCTTTGACCACGACCTGGACTGGCCGGGACCGCCTTCGCGGTAACTGCATAATTCCTATTTCTTGATGCGTGTCAACAGAATTCCGTCGATCTCGCGAATATCGCGAGGTGTCTCGCCAAGCGTTCGCATGCCGACATCTGCAAACGCGTCGCGATCGCGCCAGATCATGATAATGCATCCTCGCTGCAATGCTTGATGCCAGCGGGACATGACGTCCCAAAGCCGGTCGCGGGCCTCTTTGTTCAGCTGTGCGCTGACATAGATGCTTGTGGATGCTTCCAGCATCGATGAACGCAACAGGCCGCGATAGCGATTGTCCACGTCACGGGTGATGACGATGGTCAGGGCGTGGCTCATGGCGGCGCCATCAGGTGCTTGATCCGCTCGATCATCGCCGCGATCAGGTTGGCGTCGGCAAACATCTGGTTCGCCCGGCGCCGCACCAGCTTCTCCAGCGACAGGTCATGGGCGGCCATGTCGCTCACGGCGCCAAAGGCGATCCGGAGCGTGACGCCGTCGCGGTAGAGATCGGCGATGTCCAGAATGAAGGCCTGGGAGGAATCCTCGTGCACGAAGCCGAGCTGGGGGATGGCGGCGGTGGCCATGACGGCGATCGCCGCGGCCGCGCGCACGGCGCTTGAGGCGTGATTGATGGCCTGGTTCGGCTTGTCCGCCGCCCCGGGATTGGCGCGGTCATAGTGCCGGCCGTTCCATTCGATGCCGTATTCCTCGGCGACACGGGCATAGGCCGCCTTGACGCGCGCGCCCTCCAGGCCGCGCAGCACCTCGATGTCGCGATGCGGCAGCACCTCGCCGAAGCGCAGCGCATACATCTGCCGGGCGACGGCGATGCGCGATTGCGGCTTCGCCCACAACTCGGCCTGACGGCGGGCCAGCGCCGATGAGCCTGACATCAGCGGCGGCGCGGTATAGAGCTTGACGCCGCCCTCGCCGATCGCCGCGATCGCCACGCCGTGGCTGGCGGCCAGGCGCAGACAGTCATGGGTGATGCTGGAGCCCGGCCCGAGCAGCAGGATGGAGATCGCCTGGTGCGGGATCTCATATTCGCCCGGCTCCAGCGCTCCGCCCGCCGTGACGAAGCGCAGGCAGCCATCGGCGACGTCGAGCCTGCCGCGATCCAGCATGACGAGGCCATGCCGGGCGTTGTAGGGGATGCGGACCTTGTCGAGCCCGAGGCGGCCGCGCATCATCATCCACCACCATCCGAGAAATAGAACCGGGTGTCGGACACCTTCGCCTTGAAGACGGCCAAGGTGTCTTCATCGTGGGCGAGCGGGTGGACGAAAATGACGAGAGCCACGATCGTCTCACCAGTCTCGTCGTGGCCCTTCCACAGGCGCGCCGGGATTCCTGGTCCGACAGTGATGATCGCGTCGGTGTCACCGATAGTGATTTGCATCACGCCGTCTCCTCCCGCTGCTTCAGCCGCAGCCCCAGCTCGCGGGCGACGATGCGCGCTGCATTGCGGTTGCGCGTCAGGTGGTTGCCGCAGATCGTGCCGTCGGGGAGCGGCTCGGCGCAGCGCATGATGGGCTTGCCGGCCTTCATTTCCGGGTGGATGACGCCGCAGCGCGAGCACGGCTGCACCGTGGGGTAGAGCGTATCCAGCTCCTCATAGGCCTGGGGGCCGCGCAGATCGGTGGCCTTGTATTTCAGCGTCGTCTGGATCCGCGCCATCGCGGTCCGGCGCATCATCACCCGTGCCGCCTTCAGCGAGCGCCGCTTGCCCTGCGCGGCCGGCTTGGCCGCTTCTTCCTCGTCCTCCGCCGGCTTGGGCATCTTCATCATCCGGGCGACCTCCATCTTCTGGACGGCGATCACATCGAACTGCTTGACGATGGCGGTGGTGATCTGGTGCAGCCATTCCTCACGCACGTCGGCGTCGCGTGCCTCCAGCGTGGCCAGCCTGGCGGCGGCGCGATAGAAGCCCGGCGACAGCGGGATGCGTGCGCGCCGGGGCTCTTTCACGGCAAGCCCCTTGGCCTGCTTCTGCGCCAGGCGTTTCTTGGCATAGGCCTCGCGTTTCTTGGCCCGCGCCTTGCGCGCCTCCAGCGCCCGCGCCTGGTGCTGCCCGGCCTGCTTGTGGTCGGCGAGCAGCTTCCGGTCGATCGGCGGCAGGTCCAGCGGCACACCATTGAATTTTTTACCGTCCGACGATTCGAAGGTCTGGCCGCGATCGTCATAGATGGTGATCGGGATGGCTGCGGCGATCTTGATACCGGCGACGCGCCCGGTCGGCGGCAGGGGCGCGGGTCTCGGCACCTTCCACTGGCAGGAGATGTACCAGTCCTCGCCCCGGCGCCAGATGCGCCCGCCCATCAGCGCGGCCTCGCCATAGTCGTGTGCCGCGCCGATCTGCCGGTTCATCCGGCATTCCATCCAGCCGACGCCGTTGGGCAACTTCACACGGGCGAACTCCTCGCCCTTCGGTGTGGCCCGGCCGGGCGCGCCGGGCTTGCGCTCGAATTTGAGCTGGGTGTTGGCGAAATAGACGCTGCCCGCCGCATAGCGGTTCTTCTTGAATTTCGGGAAGCCGGTGTCGCGGCCGCCGGCGCCGGTCGCACGCTTCCTGCGCTCGCGCAGCATCGCCTGCAGCGCCTTGATCAGGTCCTTCACCACGCTCTGCGCGGCATGGGAGGGGAGGTCGCCGATCCATTCGGTGCGCGGCACCTGCTTGAGGCGCGCCATCACCTTCTGCAGCTCATGCTCCCACAGGAACAATCGGGCCGGCAGCATCTCGCCGGTCTCGGGATCGATCTCGCTCACCTCGCGGCGGATCTTGTCCAGCATGCCGACATCCAGCGGCGGCGGCTCCTTGCGCTCGCCGGGTGCCTTGCGGATCGTGCCGTCCTTGCGCTTCTTGCCCTCGCGCGCCACGCGGACCGCCTCGGCGTGGCTCTCCTCCACCATCTGCGCC